CCGGGTATGGAGTCTTCCTGTATTCTCCTACGATCCATTCGGACTTGTCATAATCCGACACGATTTTTTCATCCTTAAATTTTAAGGATTTCCATAATTTTTGAGCCATGATTTAGTGCACCTTCGCTTTTATACTCCGTAAAACCCTCGCAAACCATGATTCTGATGGGGGGCTCACAGATAGAGTGAAACTTGCATGGCGGATCTGGTTGATCATTAAACGGTACCCTTCAGCATCCATTTCTGATGAAGCGATGAACAATATGCGTTTTCTCTCGGGGTTCCGTCCGATCATCACTATCAAGATCCACCTCTGCGGTTTTGATGGAACTTTTTTGCAGTCTCCATCAATCCATCCGAATCCCATTCCATCATCGAAACAGATCTCCATCTCAGCAATTTCGCTGATGGGGCATTGGTATGTCTCATCAGCACCGTGCAGCTCGATCTCGTTGTTCGGCAGCACTTTTACAAATTGTTTTTTCTCCATGGTGTTCACCAGTTAATCGACCACTGTTCGTTCCGGACCTCTTCGGCCGCTTCTTCGGGCGTGTACCCCTTGTCCCTGACGAGATACCGGACCCAGCCACGAGCGCAGTTGTATGAGGCGCTGGTCTTTTTGCGGGGCATATTATCCCTCTCTTTGATCAACGATCACAATCGGAACGGCATTCCTGCGGCCAACAGATCCGCCGTTTTTGAATACCGTAAACGCCTGAGATAATGCATCCGGGTTATTTGCGAAATCAAAAACTGCGGGGTCGATATAGAGTTGAACGGCGTTTCTCATGGCTCGCCCTCCAGCAGTTTCTCGATCACATGGGGGATCTTGATGAGATCCGTGATGGTCTCGGCCTCCTCTTTGCTCACGCCGCAAAAGGCCTGGATGTGCAGGACCCGGGTGGCGTCGCTCTTTAACGTCATATATCCCGGCTGCTCCCACAGGGACCGGGCGGTCTTTGCAAGCCGCTTGAGCGTGATGCTCTCGTACCGGGCGGCCCGCTGTTGCTGCTCCTCGTCGGAAAGTGATTCGTACGCTACTATGAGCCGGGCGGCCTTGAGGTACATCCCGTCTTGAGATGCTGGGATGAAATCGACCTTCTTGACGCGGATCGCGGGGTTGTCGCAGAACCGCGTAACAATATTGTCTGATCCACCTTCCGGATCCGGGATGGGGAAGAATATGAACTTCATAATTTACCGCCCGGGTAATGAGATATCAACCTCATCCCCAATGCTTAGTTCCCGGGGAAGATCCCCTTCGAGCTCAACATGCAGGGTGACAACTTCGCAACCGTCGCAATCACCTGCAATCCGTATTTCCTTGATTTTGCCTTTCATAACGTTTACCTCGTGTTCAATACTTCATACGCTACCGCATACACTGTTGCTGCGGTTTCTTCTTCGGGGTATTGCCCGAGATTATATCCTTTTTTATTGAAGTGGATTTGAGCCTCCCATTTCTTTCGTGAAGAAACCCAATGTACTCCAACAAATTTTGAGGTTTTCTGTTCATGCCTATTCTGAGCGTTTTCACGGATAGACACTAGTCTCAAGTTACCCCGACGGTTGTCAAGACCATTGCCATTGATGTGGTCAGTTTCCATGCCATTTTGGGGCATCATAATTACCCGATGCATCTGGATTTGGTGACGTTTTCCATTAATATGAGGGGACATGCGCGAAGCGTAGTATGTATTACGACTTTTGCGAGCGTACCATTTATTTTGAGAGAGGCGCCCATATTCCTCGTCATCAACAAGAGCAACTTTTCCTTGAGATAGCGGAATTTCTTTCATCTAATTTTGTCCTCCAATAATGGTACTGTCCTGAACTTTGCTTCGATAACCCTCTCGAAACGGAGGAACTCGTAACTTCTTCCCTTCCCCCTTGCCATGACGGCGCGTATGACAGGTATCCCATATGATACCACATAGGCGAAAACGTCAGGAGGGGCAACCAGTACAACCTCGTCGTACTGACCTTTTTTGACCAACTTGAGCAGATGCGAGCCTTCCCAGACTGCGCCCTTATGACGGACGATCTTGATTTCATCGTTGGGAAATGCTTTGTTCAATGCTTCAATCTGGGCAGGTTGTGGTGAGTGTCTGCTGACCCATAGAATTTTCTTCGTTTTTACACCTCGAAAAATTCTGCCTGAAAAGATGTGTGCGGACCGGTTTAGAAAAGCCGACGTGTCGAGGCGAGGCTGAAAGTTACCCGATCCGCAATCCACTCTTGGAGACAGGAAAATAAAGGGTTTTTGGGGCATGTTATTTCTCACAACCCAAAGCACCGATAGACAGGCAGATCGCGGCAGCACAAAACACAATTGTCTGCTCAAGGGGCGTAAACGATGCGCCGAAAAGGGGTTTCAGTACCAACGAAGCAAGCCCCGCACCTAACAAGATGTATCCCAGATCGAGTCCTAATCTTCGATTCATGCCCCCTCACCTCCGCTTCACGACCTGATACGAGATCGTCTGCGGTTGGAATCCCACGAAGGCCGTAACCTCCTTCTCCCCGATGATATTGTCGGCCATCCCGAGCGTGATCGGGCTGTCGCGCAGCACCTTGAGGGCCTTAGCGTGTTTGCGTTCGAGTTCTTTCTGCTGCTCCATCCGGATCTCCCTGACGCCGTCGGGGAACATCCGCGTAAACGCCTCGAGATTCTCAATCTTGTTCCGGTTCTTCTTGCTGAGTTTCTCCACGAGGAGAGCGCTGCCGTCCTCCTTAATTCCCTCGGCTTTTGCCCGCTCAAGCAACTGCTCGCGCTGTTTGGCAAGGAGCCCGACGTGCTGCTGGATAGCGGTCTGGATCTCCTCCATGGCATCATCAATGAGCGTTATGTTGGTCAGTACGCGGTCCGCGGGGCATCCCGTGACGTAATCGATCACGGCCCCGATCTGCACGGTCTTTACTTCAGCCGGCAGCGTTTCAACTTCTCCTTTTTCAAGCATGGTTATACCTTGATAACTTCCTTTTTCTTGGGGATGAGATCCGCCGCGTTCCCGACAACTTCACACCCGGGAAACTTGGCAATAATTGTCTGCGCGAATTCCACCGCCGCCTTTTTCTCATTGCCCAGAAAGGGGTTGTTATAGGTGCCTTTCTCCTTGTGATAGCCATCCAGCTCGGGGCACTGTATTATCAGCTCCCGGGCGTTGTGCTGGGCGTCCGGGATATCCGGGAGGGCATAGACCCGGATCCGGTAATTGATGTGACCGGATGAATAATTGTGCTCTTTCCGGAACTCCACGTATGTCTTGTGCGGCGTTGCTTTTGCTCGCTCGAATTGCTCCCGAGTGATCCGGATGAACTTCTCGATCAGGGCTTTGTCTTCCTGCGCCCGTTTGAAATCCCGCTCCAGGCTCTCGGTGTCGAAGTCTTTACGTTGAGACGCCTGCGCTTCTTCACCGTAATACTGATCAACGAGGGTCATTTTACCATCCTGCAGTCCTTCGGTTCTTTCTTCTTTGTTCGATCTCCTTTTGTTCCGGTGATTTTGTCACGATCATGTGCTTGCCTTTCAGTTTAGGACGCCCGTGATCGGTTGTTGGATCGAGATCGAACGTCAAACCGAAAGGTGCAAACATTTCGTTTTTACAGTCTGCACAAATGTCGCCGATATCACGGTGCATCGGATGAGGGGAAATCATGTTCCCACAAATAGTACAGATCTTCATTTCTCGCTCCGTAATCTATACGCATGTCTGCGCGCGTCTTGTTCTGCGTCTGCATCGATGATTTTGGATACCGGATTTTTCATTTCATCATGGATTATGATATGCATCCGATTTGTTTTTGGGGTTGGAATCTCTTCGATCCGGATCTGGCGTTACCGGATAGCTACGGACCGGTGCATATCAGCTTTGCATAGCGCAGTACGCTTACAGCCTTGGCAATCCCGTTTCGCTGCATCTGGAGGGCAATCAAAGACAGGTACTGGCCGGCACGGTGAAACACCTTTTCGATAATCCCAACTTCCATTAGGATTCCAGCGGGTACAGATCTGTACGGCCTCGCACCCGGCGCACTGCTCGGTATCTAGTGCGGCGTTCATATCCCGTTCTGCTTTTTCAAGGTCGAACATTATAATACATCCTTTGGTTTCATTTTATCAATGGATTTTTGGATTCCAGCGATAAGTTCGGTAGTTTCTGCCATCCAAAACCTATCTGAATCTCCAGATTCTCCAGATCCGGGGTATATTTCCCAGTACGGTTTTTTATCCATGCATCCGAGTTGATCATATCCATCAAGATATACAGACACCTCTCGGAACTCCGAAACAACCACGAACCGGATTAAGGCTCCACCAAACGGGGGGATAACCTTAATTTTCCATTGCGGGGGAAATTCTAATGCAGGAATCTCTTTACACCATTCCCGCCAATGAAATACACTCGCGCATTCACACCCTACGCTACACTGTCGAGAATACTCATCAAATGTTTGCATAATCAGATCACCTCATAAATCACATCACTCTTACCGGCATCCTGCCGGTACTCTTTTTTCGCCTCTTTGTAAGGAAACGCCGGCCAACGGGATCATAAAGAGTTCGCGTAAGTATCTCGATCCCCGCTGCGCCGGCTTTATTTCATCATAAAAGGGTTTACAATTAAGTGGCCCTCTTCAGGGCGTGCTCGTGCCGGCATTCCTGCTCGGCTCTGTCCTTCTGCGGATCTTGGCTCTCGCGGCGCTCAACCGTAAAAACCCGGAATCATAACGGCGCCGGAAGACTGCTCAAAGTTCAAGCCGTCTTCGGACATGTTTGCTTGTTTACCCACAGGACACCAAGGATGCCGCCTTTAATCGTGCCCTGCCCGCGATCTCCCGCGGGAGTTGCTGCTTGAAGGTTCTCCTTCGCTCACCCCGACAATACCGTATTGATCGTGAAAGTATTTATAAGTTTTTATTTATTGTGCCAATGTGGGGGAATCCGCAGGAGGCACACACGATGCTCATACAAGTGCCACGGCCAGTTCCTTCATGTAGTTTGCAGTCAGGGCCTCGGCCATTTTCGGGCATACTGCGTTGCCGATCTGCTTGACAATTTCACCGCGATTTCCGGTAAAGATATATTCCTTCGGGAAACTCTGCGCTGCCGCAAGCTCGTGAGGTTTGAGCATCCTGAACCCGATCCGGACATTTTCCGGAGTGATAAGGGCGAACCGGTCCCGTGTGGAGAGAGTCGGGATCGGTTTTGATACCGGCTGGCATTTCCCGTTGCCGTAATACTCCATGATTAACGGTTCAACCAGACCGATTGCACCCCTTGTCGCAACCGTTGAAAGCGGGCCGGTCGTTGGGCGCACTTCCCCGCAGGAATGTTGGGGGATAAAGGGCTGTACCAGCCCGTACCGGTTCGAGGTGTCCAAAACGGGGAGCGGATCATCTACCGAGTGGATCCGGTTTTCCCCGCCATTGTAGCGCACCAGAAACGGCTTTGCATAGTCCCCCCAGTATTTTTCGATTCCCCGGAAGATTCGTTTCATGGTGTTTGCGGCGAGAGGTTTTGATCTCTCGTCAATGATCTGCGTGGGAAGCGTCCAATCGATAATCTCGCTTGCCGGTACCCACGGTTTTGTCTTTTCCGCGGGGATCCGGGCTTGGGTGCTCGGCTTGGTGTGCGTCGCTTCCGGCCAGAGAATTGATTTCCCGCTCCCGGCTCGCACGGCCTGAATGAACAGCCGGCGGCGCGTCGTCGGGGCACCGTAATCGGCGGCGTTAAGGACTTGGTAATCTACCGTATAGCCCATGCTCCGTATCATTCCCAAGAATGCTTCAAAGGTCTGTCCCTTGAGATCGGATATCGGCCGGTGCGTCTCCTTATCAAGAGGGCCCCACGACCGGAACTCCGGCACGTTCTCGATGATAACGCGGTCTACGGTGAGTTTATCCAGCCAGTCCAGGACCGTGAAGGGAGTTACCCGGCTTTGGTCATCGCACGGTTTCCCTCCGCGGGCAACGGAGAAATGCGTGCAGGCAGGGGAAGACCATAGGAGCGCAACCTTCCGGCCCGGCACCAGGTCCGAAGGGTTAATATCCTGCACATCTCGGCAGATGTGTTCCGCGCTTGGGAAATTGGCCCGGTGGGTTTCAATAGCACGCTCCCAGTGATTGATCGCAAACATGTCGATTTTTACGCCGGCTTTCTTCGCTGACCAGTCTATTCCTTGGCTCTCTCCCCCGCTGCCGCAGAACATATCGACAACTACCGGCCGCTCCTCTGCAGGTACACTCATGTGAAAAACACCTTCTCGTAATCAATTCTGGCAAATGTGCCCCCTAATCTTTTTGCATCCCGTTTTGCTTTTCTTTCCGTAAGGTACGGCGCGATACGGATACCGGGCAGGATCTCATCGGAAAAAATGAAATCAAGATCGGCAGCCCGTTCTTCCGTGAGGATTATGCAGGGTGTTATCATGGAGACGCCTTCTCAAAGTGATAGTTCACGACGCCGGTATCCAGACACGATCCGGCCTGCAGCCGCTTCTTGATGATCTTCACATACTCCGGGTTCAGCTCGATCCCGATGCTTGACCGGTTCAGCTCCCGGGCAACCACGGCCACGGTTCCGGATCCCATAAAGGGATCGAGTACTACACACGGAACAGGAGGAACCGGCACATCACAAGAGCATCCCGGTTTCCAGCCTTTAAACTCGCGCTTATACGAACCGTCGTCTTTGAACCCCACTTGGCCGGTCATACCATCGTCTGAATGCGGATGCCAGGATTCTCCGATTTTTCCGCCCACTCTTTCATCGTTTCTTCTGTTTTGTCCGCAAGTTTTACCATTTTTGAATCCATGGCGCGGCGGACCTTCATTTCGTGCAATCGGCTCATGGTCTCTCCCGGGGAATGAACCGGACCAGCTGAATAACCGAATCTCGCTTGAGGAAACGGTGCCGGTTGATCCGGAGGAGGAGATCAACGAACTGCTCCTCGGTTATTCGGGGGAACCCTTCAAGATCCACGCACCGGATGCCGGGACAGTTTGTAATACAGCATCGTTGGGTATTCATACCTGCAGGGGTGCAAAGCCCGGATTGATACCACCGGCAGCACGTCCGGGCATAGGGGAAGATCTCGTCCGGAACTTTCCGCACGGGCCGCCGGATAATCTCGTCCACGCGCTCGCCGGTTACGGAATAGCACACGGCCGTTCCCATCGAGACCCGATGCGCGCCCTTCTTGATCCCCTGCATCTTCTCTACTGCCATGAACTCTTCGCCCGGCCGGATCCGGCAGGATACCCGCCGGGTATCGATCTTCCTTCGCGCCCGATATTGGGGCTGCGTTTCGTTAAAACTCATTGCTTTCATTGCTGTTACACCTCTAAGGTTCCCTGCTTGGTGCCACTAGCATCGGGCAGGTTAAGTTTTTTCCATTGTGCAATTTTACCAAGATCCTTGGCGGTTTTCTCCTTATTGCAGATTTCACAAAGGATTTGGTGATTCTGAGGATCCCACATCGCACCGCCCATGGCGATCGGCACGATATGATCCAGGACCCATGATCGCCCTTGGATAAACCTTGATGTGGGAAGCCGCGGATCCCCGTCCCACGCGGGATATTTTGTAAGGTCATACCCGCACTTCGCACAAATTCCCTTTCGTTCCTTGAAGATCTGCTCGCGGTGTTGCTGCCATGTTTTATGGGTTTTCCAATAGAGATCCGTGCAGGCTGGCGAGCAACAGGGTGTTCCACCAAGGAAGGTACCGGGTTCCCGATGGGGTTCATAGCCGCGATGTCGGCCATCAAAATCTATGCGTTCTTTCCCGCAAACGGGGCACGCCTTCCGGGCAAGTCGTTCCTTCCATTCTGAAGGGATATCGCTACACCGGACTTCACGTTCTGTCACCGGTACACCTCTAAGTTAAGCGTAAGTACCCGTCCCGGGGCTCCATAAGTTCCCCGCTGCGGAGCATCTTCTCGATTACCAGCACGGCCCGGTCGGCGTCTTTGAACCCTTCTTCGCTGAGCCGATCCATCAGGTACTGCCGCGGCGTGCCCCGCGGGTGATCGTCCTTGTCTTTACTGATAATATGCTTGACCGCGCCCATAATATCTGTCTTGGTCTTGGGTTGCCCGTCCCCGACCATCCCGGCGTCGAGGTTGCCCGTCTTGGGGTCTGTGGCAACGCGCTTAAAACATTCGTGGAAGATCCGCACTGCCTTCTCGGCATCGCCTTTCGTGATACTCTCGGAGAGACGCAACCGCGCCAGCGCTTCCGCGATCCGGATCACGGCTTCGTCCGCCCGGGCAGTTACCGGAACTGGTTTGTTGGGGCCGGCCATCCCGCGGGTCTGCACGTAGTAGCTGGTGATCACGTCCATGGCGTCATGGGTGAGCACGGGCGTAATGGTGCGTTTCGCATGGGCGATCCATTTCTTGAGGAGGTCCGCGGGTACTTCCGGCTCGACCTGTTTGAGATCGCTTTCAAGAGCGTCGCCGATCTTGCCGGCCATGCGGAGTTCCCCGAGCCGGTGTTTGTTGGCGATGTGCTGCGCGATGGCCTGATCGCGGCTCTGCTCGGGCCGGTCCTCCACCATAAAGATGAGATCGAACCGCGAGAGGAACGCCGGCGCCATCCCGATCTGGTCTTCGAGATCCCCGGCATAATAATCAAACCGCTCGTGTTTGGGGTTGGCGCCCCCCAGGATTGCCGTGCGGGCCCGCATAGCCCGGGCGGCTGCCTTCGTGATGGTGATCTTGCCATCTTCCATCTGCTCATAGAAGGCGCTCCGGATCTCCCCTTCAGCCTTGTTAATTTCATCAACCCCGTGAATACTTTCATCGGCAAACACGAGGCTGCCCGGCTCGAGTACCCATGCGTCTGTGAAATCATCCTGCCGGACCGTGCCGATAAGCCCGGCTGCGGACGAGCTGGATCCCGCGAGGGTTGCGAACCGGCCCCGGGGCGCGAGCGCGACGGCGGCCCGGATGAGTCCCGTTTTGCCAGTCCCGGGATCCCCGACAAGGAGAATATTGATCCATCCCCGGGTCTGGGTGCTGTCGCTATTCTCCTTGGTTATCCCGCCGAACAGCTGGAGCGCGATCGCTTCCTTGATCTCGGCGTTCCCGAACACCGACGGGGCAATTGACCGCACGATCTTCTCAAGGGCGTTCGTGCAGGCAAGAGATTCAATCTGTTTGACTTCCTCGTCCGAGATAGAGACTTCCTCAAATCCCCGCACGTCTGTAACGGCGCTCATCAGATCGAGGTGGAAATCAAACACGTTGGTCTTCGTACCCTTTGCGACACGCTGGCTCGATTGGAGGATCCCGTAGAGAGTGGCGTGATCGTTCACCATGAGACGGTCGCAGAGGTCGTCCCGGACCACAACATCAAGCGTCTGGGGTTGCTGGCCGGGCTTCAGCGTTTCAACGTTCTCCCGGATCCGAATCATCTGCTGGTTTACGAATGTCGATCGCTGGGGGACAAGATCAAGAATGCGTTTCCCGCACCCATCGGTTCCGCATTCTACCGGGACTGCCATAACACCCCCGGTCTGTTTTCTCTTCGTGAAATGACCGCGTGGGCACCGGAACACCGCTTCCTCAAGTTTTGGCCGTACCTCTGTAACGCGGGTGACAACTCCTTTCAGCGCCACATAGGTCAGGACATTCTCGTACCGGAGTTCCCGCATGGGCGTTGTTTTGACATGCCCCTGGAAGTAGATATTTAGGGTCTCGATATTTACTGGGCTTTTCCGGCCTGCGCTTGAGACTAAGTTGTGATTTCGGATTGCTGAACGGATATCGGCGATAACGCCTTCGGGATTGGTAATAATGTCGTCCGCGAAATCAAGCCCGGCCTTTCCCCATTTCTGCACGTCCCGAATATCCACAACGAGGCACCGGAGGAACGGGTACTGCCGGCTGATCTCGGCGAATTGCCCCATATAGGCCGGCTGCTGCCGGAAGAATTTCGCCCATGTATCGGCGCGGGGGTCAAGGGAGTTCTCAGCAGGTGCCACCATATCCGGTATCTCCTTTGCGTAACATCGAGTCGCTGTTGCAGCATATCCCGGCTGCAGTTGTCTTGGGGGGTTTTGCGCCGAGCCGGTGATCGATAAGGCCCGGTGCCGGGTTCTTGCACGCGCAGGCATGTTCGGGGTGAGGCTGGACGTGCAGCCATTCGCCATCAATTTTAATAATCTGGTGCCCGCACTGGCACCGGGATCGGATCTGGCTTCGTTTGCTCATAATTATCACCTGATAATAGGTGCGGCTTTCTGGCGCACTAATTTGTTCAGCTGTTCGTACACGTGGTTCGGCTCGGGCGACATCCCCCGGTCCCTAAGGAGCTGGATAATCTCGGCCTCGATCGTGAGCGGGTGCAACGTGCCCCAATCGCCATTCACGCTATCGAGCATCTTCTCATGTGTCAGGTTGTGCTGATTGCAATAATCCTGTATAACGGAGAGATACTGTTTATGCGTCTGTTGTTCGGCGGTCTTTTGCTGTGAATCCCGATTGCGCTTTTCCTTGTCGATCTCAATCTGGCGCTGAAATGCGTTAAGGACTGGATTGTCAGGGGAGTTTTCAAACATCGTCTTGAGGAGATGACGGATAAGATCCTGCGGACTGTACCCGAATTCGCCGCACTTCTCGATATATGGCTCGGGAATTGTGACGATGATGTGCGCCGAGGGGATTGTGTTTTTTGGTCTTCCGCGCGGCAATCAACTCACCCGGCCAAAGTGATGCCCCTATCGACGGCTTCCTTCACTTTAAGCCGGCAAAAATCCTGTATGCTCAATCCGTTCTCCGAGAAATGTCTGACGTGATCTTTAGGGAAAGTCACGTTTACCTGTTCGGTCTGTTCTGTGTTTTTTGGTCTACCCATATTGGATCTCCTTGGGGAAATTCAATTATATTTTTTATATTTAAAAGGGTTGTGGTTTTGGGTTCTGTTAACTTGACGGGACATGATTTCATGCGTTAACCTTCGGGACTTTTGTTTTACAATTCAGCGTCCCAAGCTTCTGAAAATTCTTTATCCGCAAACATTTCAGCAAGACCACCGATTTGTTTAAGTCTCAATACCTCGTCTGGTTCCATTCCAAGTTCACGCCCAATTTTTGCTTCTGACCAATTACGCCGTGACAACTCCTGAACGATCTCACTCATACCTGCAACCTGATGTTTTCCCCGCGCCCGGTTATGCCGGATAGTCGAGGCAATCCGATCTGTTTTCTCGGTGCGATTTCCATTGATTACAACCACAGGAAGATGTGTGAGTCCCAATTGTTTTCCCACGAGATGCCGGTGAAACCCATCCACGACTTCATATCCTTCATCGTGTTCCCATACAACAATCGGCTGAGTGAAACCATCAGATTCTATGCTGATTTTCAGGAGTTTCATTTCAGGCGGTGCAACCGTGTTTGGATTGTAATCGTTTGCAAATACCTTTTCAGTCGGTACCCACTGCACATGAGATACCGGGTGCTCCTTTGTCCACTCTAAAATATCCCCCATTTTTCCCTCCGTTTCTTCATCACTTTAACATAATTCGCATACGCCACCGGTTTGTTTTGGCTGAAAGAAAGTCCCTTGCACCAATAATCGTTTCTCAGGAGTGCCTTGCATATTCGTTTCCAGCTGGGTTTGTCTTTGGTCATCTCGCCTTCATCGGGAATTGTCCTGCCATATCCCCGATCTGAATACCAGTGCAGGAAGACGGCGATCTTGTTCTCGTAATGTTCCCGTGTTTTTTCCGGCATCGACTCTAAAAGGAGGTGCGCGAAGCTTTCCCATGTGTGACCCGGCGGTCGGGTAATTTTCCCAACACCGAGAATATCACCGGAATCCTGCGCATAGAGCGCTCCCTGGTTCGCACCATTGACGCGGGCAACAACTTTTGACCATGTTTCCGGTTCAATGATATGGAACAACCAGAGCCCTTTTCTCTGATCGTCACCATAGGGCTGGCAAATCCTCATCTGATGGAGCGTGAGGCCGGCCTGATGCATTCGATCATAGAGATGATTGTATGGTTTCTCCGGGATACTGGGAGGAAATCGCAATGTGATCCCGGTTGTTTTTTGTATTCCTCGATCCATGATCTTGCTAATTTTCCTGATACGGTTACCATTTCAAACACCTGCTTTGTCGAGGATTTTTCCGTATGCTTTTCTCAGTTCTTCGGAGATGTTGATCTCGCGGGGAAGTTTCTTACCCCGGTTAAAATCTTCCTCCGAAACGGCAAAACTCACTTTCCATTGTTTTGTCATAGTTAGTCATAGGTCGTATCAGTATTTATAGTTATGCACATAACCCCATATCGGATAGGTATAGTTTCAATCCTTGTTCTCTTGGATGATTCGCTCGAAGCCCGCTGAGGCGTGCGGCATTGAAGTCATAGGAGATAACAAGTGGCTGACGCTGATCCAAAATGCAAGTCAGGAAGTCCCGACAGTTAACAGCGGGTTTTAAGACCCGTCAAGTTAACAGAACCTGGTTTTGTTGCGAGCCGGATCTGATCAAGGTCAGGATCTGTGAATTTCGTGAATATCTTATATATTTATATATAATTTAAATACGAAATTCGTTCTTAGTATAAGGGTTCCCTTTTTGGAAAATTTGAAAAAAAAAAGAGTTATACCGCAAGTTGCCGGATCTTCTCGCGGATGATCTTGGTATCGCGCCGGCCCTTGTGGTCCTTGAGCATGGTTTTTAGTACCTCCACGGCAGCGGCTTGGCTCTTTCGGACACCAGATAAGTTCATTTTGGCTATTACGGTTCGCATATTATTAGTATATATTTTAAATGATAGGATAATAAAGATTCGCTCAAAAACGGCCTTTTTCCAGGTCCTATAGTAGTTCTCTATACATGGATATGTAACATGGGTAAATGGTGCCAAAAATCAAAGATATCGGGCATTCCTGAAGAATCATGAGAATGGAAAATGGAGGGGGTGCAAGGCCCTCCCGATTTGTACCATGGGACTGGTATCTTGTTCACGAAGGAAACTAAATGGTCCTCTTAGGCGCTCATTGAGAACCCGTGCCTTTTGGTTCCCCGGGACATGGTGATGGACTCCCGCGGTCCCGGGTCATGGCGACCGAAAGAGGAGGGACAATCGTGCTTACCTTGCGGGGATGATCAGCGAGCGCTCGCCTGCAGGGTTCTTTATGGGATTGCCTCCTGCGCCGCATGGAGGGCGTCAAGGGATACGAACGGGTCTTGGTAGCTGCCAACCGGGGGGAGCACGTAGAAGCATTCGTCCATGTAGAGCTTCCCCCATGCCCACGTTGCGGGTTCGTAGCCACCCCATGTATCGAACGTGATATAGGTCGGATCGTATCCTTCGAGGTACATGCAGTGCCCCTCGTGGTTGTCCGGGGGCTGACTGGTATCCGTCCACGGTACGCGGGTGTTGTTGGCAAACGCGGCAGACCAGTTGTCCGGCAGTTCCACCCCTGTAACAAGACCGAGATGGCCGGATGCTGCGAGTTTGAGCTCGTCGGGGTTGGTGAAATCCACCTGCGCATACCCGGCGATTGTATACGTAGTGCCGTCCGGGAAGATCCAGCCCACGTTTGTCAGCCAGTTCAGGGCATCGTTGATGTTCATGCCGACATCGTGGCCGTTGGTGCGGTCGAGATATTCCTGCACGATCTGATCGTCTGTCAGCTGGAGGAGTTTGGCTTGGTTCTTCCATGTGATTTGACGGAGGATGTTATAGAGGCAGACCATCACACAGTCCCCGACCCGGTCGTTCCCTCCCATGACGGGCGGCACAGTCGGATCTACGCTGTAGGTATCAGGTACGGCCTGCTGTGTCAGGATGTCCCGAAAAAGAATGTTCCGCCGGTCGTGCCGGGCGGCTTTCTTACCGAGCTTGAAGGGCCGGTCCATGTGGCTCCCTCAAACGATAACGATCTGGATATCACGAACGACGATATCCCCGACACGGGGGAAGTTCGAGAAGTCCGTATATGAGCCATTGGCGTAATGCCAGACGTTCGAGACCTCGCGGGCGACCGCAGCGATTCGGAGCGTGTGCGGACCTTTTGCCCGCTGGTACTCGTATTGCGGGATGTAACGCTCGCGGATTACCTCACCGACAGCACCTTTCTCCACCGTAATCCCGGGGAGATTGGTCTGGCCGGTGAATACAACGTTGTCTGTGTGGAGAAGGGGCGCCTCGGGATGTACATGGGGATCCCATGCAAAAGCAAACGCGACATTCAGCCGGGGGGCTCCAATCTGTTCCAGCCCCATTGCCGAGAGGAACACGTTGATCTTGTCAATCCCGATGAGACCGGAAAGCGTGTTAATTTGGTCGTGGGGGACCGTCACGACATTCTGATCGTTATGGGGATCCGTAAGCGAATTTATTGCGCTTGGATCAATCGGGTCGTCTACCCAGACCGCCGGGATATCAAGCTTGAATCCTGCGGGCGCGGCCTTGACGTTGGGGTTTGCCGGGGTTACAGCCGGCGCAACTGTGGGAGAACTGGGTGCTGTGGAGGCTTGGGACAGTGTAGCCTTTGGCTGCTGAATATGTGCAGCCTGTGCCTGTGGGCCATTGACAGGTGTTGGAGACGGTGCACTTGATTTAAGGTTCTGATGCAGGAACGCCGTTACGATCGTCATGATGGCCGTGAGGGTCGCACCCTGCGCGGGGATCCCGTTGAGGAACTGGGTCAGTAGGGCATTAAAGTCCGGCATCGCGCCCGTCGAGAGGTATGCCGCCACCGCAAAGAGGGAGACATACCCGAACGTTTCGGCGTATTTTTTAGGATCAAACTTCTCGCCGCCATAGAGACGGTACCCGGCGAACGCGGTAACATAGATGATACCAGCCGCCATCACAGCCCCCGTAAGAAGGTACTGCGCAGTCTGTGGGTCTATCATAGTTGTACAACTTCCTCCCCGCTCACTTTTGCGGGGTATAAAAGGAGATGTGCGCGGGGGGTAAAAATATCTTTGGGAAAAAGAAAGGGATTTGAAATTAAAGCGCCGTAAAAAGGTACGAACAGTATTTGTTAAGCCGATCTTGGTTCATAAAAAACGGTAATCCGACCTGCGGGCACGCATAATAGGATCCCTCCGAAATACCGTCGATATACCCGCCATCGTTCATACGGGTTGGAGTTTTGTAATCGTAACTCCCATCGATCCCCAACGAATAATGATAGGTGAAGATCGCCGCATCTGATACAGTGATGTTGTCCGGGGAAAGCAGGAGGAGCCTGTACCCGCTTGGGACAACGTTGCCATTCAGGTAGGCGACCGACTGGTTTTCCTGGATGATATCCCCCAGATGGATCCTTTCGCTAGACGGGATATTGAGCGCGCAGCAGGGAAAAACAAGAATACTTGCGACAAGGAATAAGATAACGAGTTTTTTCATAATACTTCGTTTTATTTAACTAAAATAAATGTTTTTTGTGTCAGCGCAGCGTCCCGGTGAATGATGCGATTATCTCCTCACAACCGATCATTGGCTTTAAGCTGGCTGCCCCGATAAACCGGGCATAATACATTGTGGTGCCAATCGTGGCGGGAAGCGTTATCGTGCACGTATAAGTCCCGGTCGCGGTCAGGGTTGTTGTGATTCCGGACTGTATGATCGTCCGTTCATCATCCGCCAACAGCGTACCAACCGGCGGGGCATCGAGGTTTGCCGGCACCCCCTCACCATCAGTGGTGGTAATCGTCAGCGTTACGGTTGTTCCTGAAGTAAATATGGTCATTTTAATCGACTCCGTTAATCGACATGCTCCACGATGAGGCGGTAATTGTTATGCCTGCCAGTGGGGTGGGGGCAATCGACATGCTCCACGATGAGGCGGTAATTGTTATGCCTGCCAGTGGGGTGGGGGCAATCGACATGCCCATAGTGGTTTGCGCCGAAGCCCGGATGCTGGTTACAGGGGATAATGGGGCGGGGGGGATGTCCTGCCGATCCCTGGTGAACGGGCTCCTTCCGAAATATCCTCTGCCAAACCTCATTTTATCATCCTCATTGTAAGATTGCACTCTTAGTTAGTCAGATAATATCCGGCTGTCAAGTAAACCAACATGATTCCTGTACCGGTGACAGAATATGTTACTGGGGTATTAACGTCAAATTCTAGGTTTGGAGGGAATGCTATAAGACCAGACTCACCGCAATTCCAAGTCATATTGACCGGACCCTTATTTTGTGTTCCCGTTATGGTCAATATTACCGTTGAAGTCCCGCCACTACCGGTCCCGGTTATAGTCGCAACAATGTGTTTCCCCGAAACTGCATTTATCAATGTTCCAGGCGTAGTATTATTTATGAGTACATACGCGGATAGATTGTTTACCTGACTGCCAGACATAATACTCCCTGCTGCCGTTACATTCCCGGAGCTATCGACAGAGAATATTACTGCTCCGGAAGAGTTCAGAATTGTAATGGGTTTCGTGATATCCCCATAGAGGTATACCCCGTTGTCAAAGGTACACACGGAAGGATCTTCGTTCTGCGGACCGATCCTCAGCCCTGCACCAATGTGTGCCTTCGCACCCTGTTGGGTATACCCGACAATATCAAGTCCGATGCGTTGCATGTTGGCGTCTGTACCAGTTCCGGAAATATCAATTTCGTGCCCTACTGCCTCCGTAGTGGGATCAGCGGCATTCGTAGCGTCACAGCATTGTGATACGGCACCCCATGTCGGACCAGCACCGGGGAATTTATCGCCCTCAGCATAAACTGAGCACTGTTGTCCGTTTGCTGCATAGTTCATCAACTGACAGTATATACCATTCTCGTAGGCACCCCCTGTAGCGAGAACGACATCCCGGATACGGATACCCCGACCTTTAACCGACGATACCGGAGACTGGCCACCGGTAATACTATAATTACATAGACGAGAAATAAACAGGTTTTGATCGTTCCAGCAACCATTCCCATAAGGATCACTAGGACCGTCCCATGTCGTACTAGCTTGTCCATTCGCTGTAAACGATGCATCGTCCCCAGTGAACTGCGGAGATGCAAGAGGGGCTAATGAGGCAAGGAGTGTTCCACTGTCAGAGATTACAGTGCCCAAGGTGTTATTGAAAAGGGCTATGTCCCCTACAATACTACTAGCCGGACCGGTGACATTGCCGCTGCCGCCGCCGGGAGGGACGGCCCATGTGCCATCATTGCGAAGAAATTGTGTTGAACTAACACCAAAAGACGGGGATATCCCCACAAGGATCCATTGAGAATTCCCGTCGCTGATAAATATTGCGGGTTGCGCACAGCTAGTGATATCATATATATAGGCAAAAGAGCCTCTGCCAATAGCTATTGTATCTGAACCCGACCGATGAACAGCAATATCAAAATCACTTCCCCCGGGTCCCATCATTTCACTTCCTACAATGATCACCTCCCCTGCACAAGTACTGGCTAAGGGAAGTGTTACGGCTCTGGTTGCAGTTATGCTAGTATATACTATGATCTGGTTTCCTACACTACTAATGGGATAATCTACATCGTTGACATAATGTGTAGTAAATATGGCACTGGATACCGTTGCCCACGAAAGCGTACCAGACCCATTATTCTCAAGGAATCCCGGAGCATTCGGGATACCTATTGGACTAATGTTTTGCGGCATTTAGTTCACCTGTAAATTTCCAGTAAATAATTCTGCTACCCAAGACATATTTGTTACCACACATCTAAGAGAGATACTATCGTATGCAGTATTCGACGTGACATTGCCGGGGGTTCCTGGGGTGGTGTTGACCGATCCGGCAAAGTAGATCGTTTGCCCAGCATTCTGCTTAATCACCCATCCCCCAGATCCGAATCCTGTGATTTTTTCGGATTGTCCGGGAGAGGCCACTACAGGGAGTGTGAGGAGTGTTCTCGAAGTGTTGGTAGGGATATATCCGTTGCCAACTGCAAGCGATGCAGATGATGTAGTAACCACATTCCATGTATCCACCATGCTGTTGACGTAAGTCGTGGTTGCATATGAGGAATTGACAATCGGAACTGCCGCGATCAGTGAGGGAATAGTGTACCCCGAATCGTTCAGCCATCTTGTAGATGTTCCATTCCAGACAGTAATATTCCCATCCTGTGAACTGGTGAGGGCACTGTACACCGTGTTCGGAGAACCGGGACTTGAATGTGAATCGACATAGGATTTTGTCGCGGCATCACTGGAGGCTACCGGTGTGCTGATATTCGAGATATTGAATCCCCCCGTATTCAGGGAACCGGTCATTATCCGCGTCCCGTTCTGCAAAAACAAACCCGTATAATCTACCGGGACGGAAACATTCCCGAGGGCATACCAGATTGAAGCATTCGTGGCAGAAGCATTTACTACAGTCTCATAGTTCTGGAAATTGGTCCAGATCGAGGTATTCATTGCTGTAGTATGAGTAATGGTGTCAAAGTTCACCCACGCCGTATTATTTACACTTGTAAGGTTATTCGTCTGCGATTGGTTGACACTGTTAAGGAGCGAGATCGTGGCATAGTTCCCGAAATTCGACCAGATTGAAGTGTTCCTTGCGGTTGCATTGATATTAGTATCGTAGTTCCCGAAATTCGACCAGATTGTGTTATTTACCGCTGATTGGTTTGCAATGGTATCCAAGGATGAGAGAAGCACGCCGCTGTCTTGTATCCCCGATCCTGTCCCGGTAATTACATTTCCCGATGCTGCAGATGGGATCTGATTTTTCAGGGCATAACTGCTATTCGGGACCGGGTTTGCATTGAGGTATGAGAGAGAGACGGCATCCTGGCTTGATCCCGGGTTCCCGATGTTGGAAATATTGAACCCCCCGGCATTAATTTTTCCCGTCATTGTTCCACCGGAGTGGGAGAGGAAATTGCCGAAATTTAACCATATCGAGGTGTTCTGGTAGGTCCAGTTATTTACAAAGTCATGCCAGTTCTGGGACGTGATACAGGTCAGGCCCGGGTCGTTCCAGAACGTCGGGCACGTTGCTCCGACCGAGGATACCATCAGGAGCACCGCTAATAAAACCGTGATAATTTTCTTCATCTTAAAGCACCGCTATCCATGTGATCGTCATGGGATTACCGGGATCCCCCGTGTTCGTCTTGATGTTCACCGTAAACTCCGTTGCCGTGAAACTCTGGAGCGTTGGCGGCAGGTTATACCGCGTTCCATCGTTACCCGGAGATATACCTATCGGAATTACCATCCGGGGCGTCCCGCCGGGCGAATATGGGACTGGTACGCCATCCTGAACGTTCGATACAGTACCCATCACTAATGAGAGTTGGCACGCGCCGGCAAGGAAAAGGATGTTATCGACAACATTCTGGTAATGGAGTGCTGACATGGGGATCCCCACAATCGAGTTTACCGGCCAATTCTTTGCCACCGTGCCGTTAACGCCTCGTTGTGAAATTATGAGAGGGTTGGTACCGGAAGAGACCCATACGAGTTCTGTAGTACCGTCAAACTCACTGTCAGGCGGACCTATAGCCACAATAAGCGGATACCCGGTACTCGGCAGGATGGTTCCGGCTACGAGCGGTATGCTCAACGCAATTGAGGAGATAGGTGCTACTGTGAGATCGATTGGCGTTAATTCCTGTGCCGGTGGCATCTCTGTGGGTAATTGCATTTTTTATCTCCTAACCTGTATGTTGAGGGATGGAACCTTAATCTTTTTCCCGGGATCCCCCTTCCCGGCGGCTGGCATCGGGGGTGTTAGCCCTTCATCGCCGATCCTCACGCGGGCGTAATGATGTACGTCCCATTGGTGTCTATCGTTGCAATACACGCAGCATTTACCGTGATGTTTGGGTAATCAACGCAATACCCTGTTTTTACGAGGGCTTTTCCCGCCGCTGCGGTACAATCTGAGGACATGAAGGTCACAGTGCCGCGGAGGGCCTGGACGGTCACGGCTTGACCCGGGGATATCGAGGACATATATAATGTCGAAACCGTCGCATTATACACCGTGCTTGAAATCGTAAGGGTAATCGCGCCCGTCGTGTAGTTTACCGTTGTGATGGTGCCGCTCGCCCCCACGGATGCCGGGCAGGTCCCTGACCCAGTAAGTACGATATTGTACCCGGCGCTCACCGTAACATTATAGATCGCAACCTCATTCGATTTTGAAACGATGGTGCCTGTTACAGTCGGCAGGATTGCGTTTTGAAGAGATGCCGCAATCTTCCGGTATTCCAATACCGGATTCAGGAATACATGGCCAATGTTAATTTGCGCGGTGAATGCCGAAGCAAGGATAAATGTGACCGTAACCTCGTTAGTCGATCCCCCGTCCGTCCAATTATATTCAATATCGATGATCCGGTATGTTCCATCGGGAAGGTTTTGCGCCGAATATCCTGCGGAGATAATTTGCTGGTAGAGCTGCAGATCCGACCGGCGTTTGAAGGTCGCTTTCCAAGTGCTCATCTGCGAGAAATAATAGTTACAGAGGAACTGCAGCCGCACGAGGGCGTCGGTTGCATTCGTGACGTCGGTATTCTCCTCGTAGTAAACACGTTTAAGTGCGGTGCCGGTAGGGTTGAGGTAATAATCATAGACGTTATCCGAATATCCGTAATTGATACTGTCCATCTGTTGCCAGACGCCCGCAAGGGTCTGATACCGGAGCGTGACCCAGTTGTATTGCGCCTCTCCCTTTTGGATCAGCGTAACGGGGCCCTTGAGGAAATGCGAACCGTCCGCGGCAGGCTGCGCTCCATAGATCTCAGGGTTTGTCAAGTTTAATGCAGCAGGAAGGTTGATACCCAGAGATCCACTGTCAATGTTTGCATAATCGGCCAGATATGCGCAGGGCTGGATTACTCCTGATATGATCTGCCAACGGGTGTAAAAGAGTTGGGCGGTGTATGTGCAGATCTGAGTGATAGCTGTGATCGGTGTGGTTTTTGTGGTGAAGGGGATCTCTATCGCAGGAAGGTTTGCCGATCCCCATGCATTCGGGTTGGCTGGATTCCCAAACCCTCCGGTTACCGCAGGGGAAATGCCGGTGCCAAGCGCCCATTTAGTACCATCTGAAATCTCCCATGCAGGGGCAGTAGCGAAAGACAAGGGACATCCGAGACACCCCAAAACATACACGTAAGGCGTCATGGTCTCAGTGCCGTCCGGCCGGTTCGGTAGCGACAGGAGTGCCGGGGGGAGATTCTGCATGGTAAGATAAATTCCCTGATCGTAACCGGTCATGACCTGATCGCCACCATAGGCATTCACATTGCTCTGCGATGAGGGAATGACGCCCACGAAAACGGGGTTCCATATGCCGGTATAATCCGGCATCCAGAACGATACCGGTACCCAAAAGAGGGACGATAGCGGACCTCCCGTTGTCAGCCGGTTAAAGGTAAACGTTGCCCGGTACATCTTGTCGGAAGATGCACGGCGGATCTTCACGCTTTTGGTAAGGATAATTGGCCCCCCGGCAATGCTCGTGTTAAACGGGATCACCGTTACGCTGGTGATATATGCCTCGTTTGAAGCGCTTTGGGTTGTATCGTCAAAAAACTGGCCGCTTACCCACATACCATCTGTGGGCTGAATTACCATCGACCCCACCGCCGGACTTGCAGTCGTCCAGGATCCGGAAGTTACTGTGACGGAAACCACCGTGGCGTGAACGGTTGCGCTCTGCTGCCGAATGGTATCGCCGGCCACGACGGCCTTGTTAGTGTAATATCCACCGGCGTTAAACTGTAAAATTGCCTGTGGGTACGGTGCTACCATGATGATCTCTCCTTTATCCTGCCGTTGACTGTACGAATTTCACGGTATACGTCCAGACGTAGGGATAGAGCCGTTCGGTGATCTGGAGCGGCTCGCTGATCACGCAGTTCGGGTATGATGTGCCGTTGATGATAAGGGTCCGTTTCTGGGTGGTGGCCGAAAGGGTCTGCACATCGACATACCCATCGAGAAGCTGATCGGCCTTTGCGGGGCCGGTGTACGCCACGAGCGCGGCAATCTCACTGTATGAAGTGGTCTCGCAATCAAACTGGCAGCTCATCGAGTATGCGTCCTGTTTCATGCTGACCTTTGAGGGCATACTGAGCACCTGCGTCCCGAACTGCACCGAGCCCGTCATGATCTAATCGTTCCCCCCGATTCCCATAGCGATCCGCTGCGTGCGGAGGTTCGCGGTGTCGGCCAGCTGATCGTTGATGGCCGATCCTACTGCAGTACCTACCTCTGTGGGAGAACTGCCGGCCGGGGGCGTGACCGTGACATATATCGTTGTAGCGTTCTTGTTGTAGGAATTGATTTCATCATTAATTTTCTGTTTAAGTTCTGTAATTCGTAATGCAAGATCCGCCGAAGCGGTTGCGGTTTTTGTGGTTTCTCCCTCGAGATTTTCAAGTTTTTGGGAGTTATCTTCAATAGTCTGCGCGAGTTTCGTCTGAGTGGCTGTGTGTGCATCGGCTTTTTTCTGATCCTCTGCACTTGCCTTTTCGGCTTTTGTTTGAGCCTCCTCCACTTTTTTCTGGGCCTCTTCCTGCTGTTTTGCGGTCTCTACTGCCCCGGATGTGCTTGTAGTGGCCTGATGAAGCGCCACCGTGGTGGTATCGAGGAAATTCGTTGTATATTTGCCCGGATTTGAAATGCGATCCATGGCGTTTGTTAGCTCCGCCATGTTGCCGGTTTTGATATATTCCTCGACACCATCAAGCGCCATTCCTAACGAGGAAATTTCGACGCCCGCAACTGCTCCGGCTTGAGCCACATCTTGGAAAAACGCAATAATGTAGGTGCCGACGGTGTCTTGGAAAATCTCAAATCTCTCCGAAAGGATTCCCCATTCGATCCGGAAGTTCTGGACCTTCTGGGCGTCCTCATCACTCATCACGGGCGACGCCGCTTTGAAATTATTCACGGCTGTGGTCCCATCGTCGATCATCGGGGCGATGTTCTGCCACGATCTTCCGAAAATGGCAAGAGCGTCCGCATCCCGTGTTTGGGCATCTCCAACATTGGAGAGCGCAGGAAGTAGATCCTGCATTATATCTGATGTTGAGCGGTAATTCCCGTTGGCGTCTATAACCGACACACCAAGAGCCTCAATGCGCTGCCGGAGGTCATCACCCGCTGTTCCCTGCGCACCGATCTTCTGCGTCATCATGGTCATGGTGCTTGAAAACGCATCAAAATCTACACCCATGGAGGTGGCGGCTTCTTTCCACCGCTGCACGTCATCAAAGGAAGTATTCGTGGTGATCGAAAGGTGTTCGATCGAATCTTCATAATCCATGGCGGCGCCGACGGTATCGTCAAACGCCGTTTGTACCATGGAAACGCCTTCCCTAATGGAATTAAACATGAAATAGAAGTTTTGAGCCGCACCAGCTAACGTGCCACTAGTCTGATCATTTGCCGTGATATTATAGAACACGTTTCCCAAGTCGGTATCAGTCATTTCTTCCCGTCCTTCGGTGGGCCATAAAGCCCGTTATACGCCGCAAGCCAGAATTCTCGTTCGATCTCGTCCATCGCTCCCCATTCCTTCCATGTGAGTTTCATCCAGCGCAGGAACACCGCCCACAATTTCCCGTATTCACTTACCGAGAAAGGAGCGGACCCGTGCCATCGCCTCCGCGCCGCGTTGCTGGTACCGGTGGATTAGCGCATTGAGGTCCACAGGGCGCCATTTGTCCTCGTTTTCCGCGAGCCATTCTTCCGTGATGTATGGATTCGCGGTCAGGGCTGCGTAGAGTTTCCGCATGATTCCGCCGAGTTCCCGGGCGTACTGATCGGACTGGTATTTGGTATACCCGGCGTCCTGCCCTGGTGCGGGCGGTTGTGATGCGAGTTCCCGCATTGCCCCGAGTAACTCCTGCTTGCGGTCGAGAAGGGCAGTGATCTCCGCCGATTTTGCGCGAGTGAAAAAGAGTGGCATCTCAAGGGCCCCGGGGGGAGCTCTCTGGACGCCGTCTTCTGTTACAGGAGGTACCGGCTGGCCGGTCGTGAGGTCCACGCATTCAACGTTGCGCTCCGGGTGAGAGACGCGATCCATCAGGGTATCGATCTCCCGCTGCCACCGGGCGGCTTCCTTGGCAACCTCTTCGCGTTTCTGCTGTTCCCGCTCGGCTGCCACCCGCTCTGCTTCCCGGCTCTTGAGTGCTGCGATCGCGGGGTCTTCATCGGGTCCGGTCATGCGAACTGTGCCTGGATATCGGTGTTCGGGTTCTGCATCACCATCTCAACGGTTGTCGAGACTGATTTGCCGCCTTTGAACGTCACCGGATCGCTCTTGACATAGCAGTTAGCGAATGTCATGATGACTTCCTTGGATGTGGCGGGGTCAATGATCTTCATGGCGATATTGACGAGCGCCGGGAGTGCTGTGGAGCCGCTGATCGAAGTAGTGCCGGCAATCGACGCGATCCCGCAGGTCACGCTCGAGCCGAGCGCGGTGGGGTTGTCGATGTAGAGCACCGAGGTAAAGACCTTCGTGGTAGTAAGCACGGTGGCCGCAGGAGCCAAAGCTGGCATCGCGAAGGAATCGTGGATCACATTGCCGTTCACGTCAAGACCCACAGCGGTGATGTAGACAATACTCGCGTTGGTCGTAGTAGCTCCTGCAGTCGTGAGCTGTAACAGCCCGGACCCGGCTGCAAGTGGTGATGCTCCTGCCAGAGTGAGATTGCCCGCGGTGTTAAGATTTGCGCCCGCGGTAACGATCGTGGTGGGCGTTCCCGTGATGGGCGACGCGTTGAGCAGGTACGCCACGAGCGAGCCGTCCGTCATCTGCCGCTCGAACGAGAGCTTGTTGAATTTCCGGCCCACATAGACATTATGCGCGAACGTATCTCCGGTGGGATATGGGCTGTCAAAGATGTTCTGTAAATCATACGAGCCGGTCGTTACGAGATAATCCCGCGATCCGGCAATCCATACCGTGCACATCGCACCGGTGAAGGTGCCTGCAACTGGATCAACCATAATTTTTTACCTCCTTGTTTTCTGGATTAGTCTCATAGCGATTCGATACTGACGTGGGTGAACTTGAGTAAACATAATGTGTGATGGACATGCGTATCCTCCTCGAATGGCAGCGGTCGGGCGTCGAACGAGACTACGTTGAGACTGTCGAACACTGCGGTAAGTGCCGTGCTGGTTTCGATGTGTTTAGCGAGAACTCCCACCCGGGCAGCAATCGCCCGCTGTAACGAGATCGCACTGTATTTTGTCGTCCCGATCACCACACCTTCATCGTGCGTCCAGATGTGGATCGCAAGGTTAACGGCGTTCTCGGAAACCCCGGTTGAATCGTACCCTGCCCGGGGCGTCTGGGTTTCTGTGTCCCAGAACGTTACCGACGGATAACACGGGGGCAATACAGCGTATCCCCACTTGGTGTCCCCGGTAACAGCTCCGAGCAGGGTTTGAAGCTGGATATCACCGGTGAAATACGCGAGCAGGGCCTCTAATTGTACCGGCGTCATACACTCAGCTCCCCAACGGCCTGCTGGATTGCCATCGCGATCCGTTGCCGGGTGTCCTCTTCCTCGTCCTCGCAGGCGTCCCGTAGGAACGGCCGGGCGAACATCTTACTGGTGCCTTCATGAACGTACAGGGCATAACCGGGAATTGTCCCGGGGCCCTGCGCGATAGATCCGCAGCCGATTCCTCCGGTGATCTCGGTACCCCCATCTACGACATAGGGATATATCCCGGCTCGCAAGATTCCCGTGTCAAACGGTGCGCCGGAATAGTTGGCCTCCTCTCCGCCTTCTGCGGTGTGCCGGACGCTTCTTTTCCCGGTGGCTGCATTGACCCGAGCGATCTTCGTGGGAAATACCATGTCGTCATACGGGGAGTACCCCGGCGTGCAGTACCGCATCGCGGTTGACTGACGGGCGAGACAGGCCTGCTGCAGCCCGAGGAAAGCTCCCTGGTGCATGGCCTGACCTACCGACATAATCTTTTCCTGCATTTGTTCGGGGGTCATGTCGTCGTCTGCCATGGTTACTGTCCTGCTGTAGTGCTCATGTCGGGGATCAAGTCCACTTCCCAATGAGGGAGTACCGTGTACTGTTTCACGGATTTGACGATCCATGTGCCCGTGAATATGCCCTGCGTGGTCGTGACCTGATAGGAGTTCTCGTGGATCGTTGCCTCCGGGGGGAGCCAGAGCCGGGCTGCTCGGATCACGCCTTCCCCGTAGAGCCGCAAGACCATATCGGCGCTCATCATCTCGAACTTGCACGGCACGTTTTTCTGGCGGGCTACCCATCCCTCCACGGGTCCGAGCCCATCGCTACCGATCTGCGCACGGGCCTGAATGTTGCAGCGGTGTGGGTAGAAGCCGGGCATCGTTACCCTCCAAGGACACTTCGGGCGATCCAGGGGAACACCCGGGGCAGCACATAGGCAATCAGGAATCCCGCTGCAATAGCGCCCGTGAGGATCACGGCCCAATAAGCTTGCACGTTGGCGATGAATCGGCTGTTTTCCCCCACCTGTGTAACAAGCCCGGGCCGGCCGGTCTCTTTGCCGGTGCTGTCCTTCCCGTACAGATCAATCTCAATACGGGAGATGCTGCCGCAGATTTTGGGGCATTCCGGGCAGGTCAGAGTAACATTCTTGAGATCGTCTTTGGTTGCCATCTCACCCCGCATTTTCTGGACTTCTTCGCGGAGAAGATCAATACTCGCGCCAAGTGTTTTTCCTTGAAGTTCAACCGTGGCTTGAAGCCCGGCGATTTCTTTGCCGTGCTGGTACGTTGTGGCATCAATGCCGCTCTCTGCTGCCATCAAAGATCTTCTCCTGCGAGGAACATCATCCCCGCATATTGGTCGGCTGAGTCGAGTTCCGCTCCGGTGTTGGCCCGGATGTACTTATCGAGGGCGTCACGGCCCTTTTTGTCGAATCGTTCGATCGAATCGTTGATCGATACCGCCTCTTTCTGCGTACCCTCTGCCAGCGAATCCGGATACGTTCCGTCAAATTTCTGCTGGTTACGGATATCCCGGCAGAGCCACATCTGGGCGACTTCGAGCAGCACACCGCTCCCGGTTTCATTGACACCGTAGTTGGTGTCGCCCGGAAGCGGCGGCGTCGGATTGAGGCCATTCATGGCAAGTTCGTTCTGAATCGTCGTTTCGATAAAAGAAGCCCACGAGGTAATCAGAGGGATATCGTAGGCGTATCCCTTGGTCTGTTGCTGTGCCAGCTTGGGATTCGACCAGACTAGACTTGTCACCGTAGTACCTCCAAAAAAAGGGAGTGGAGATGGTCCTACGTGGCGTTGCCCTGATAGATTGTGTGCCAGTCACCGGGCGCTGCGCCCCACCGGGCCATGATGGAACAGTAGATGTCGTTGGTCTGGAAGACCAGATCGGACGTGTTCGGGTCCATCTTGACGGTGAGCTCGGGCGGCATCCTCTCCTGTAACAGGACGGGTTTTGCCACGCGGGTCGTGCAGGCCAGATACCACGCGTTCACATCCGATATGTACGGGGTCTCGATGATGGTCTTGAGATCTCCGCCAGCGTCAACGTTGAACACGTTGAAGGTCGGGATGTTTGTGGTAGCGGTGGTGGGCGTACCGCTGGATCCACCCGGACCGACAGACATCAGCCATGTCGAGTGCAGGATCTGCCGGGCAAGCATTCCCTGGATGGGCGGCACAATGAGCGTATCGGGCACGATCCACAGGGGCCTTCCCTGATTGTCGATGAAGTTCTTCATCGCGGCAATCGCGGTATTGAGGTTGTTGATTGTCAGGGGATTGGTATTCCCGGTGCCGACATAGTTGCTCTGCGTCTGCGCGAGAGAAGCGTTATCGACTGCACCCGGGTGGCTCTGTGAGAAGAGCGGCAGGCCGTCGATACCAACGGCGTAATTGGCGTTGGTGGTCGAGGAGATCGCGCCGTTGTTGATGATGTTGTACGCGAGCTCCATGGGCATACGCTTCCCCTCAACCGCAAGGTCCGAGATCTTCTTCATGAGGATCCCGTACTGGTCGTCCGCGAAGACCGTGCGGGGGAACGAGATACCGGCATCGTACATGGCGTTCATGACCATGTAGGACTGCTTGGCGCCGGCCCGCTCGAACCGCCTGCGGCCTTCCCACAGACTCATGCGGGGTACCTGCGTGAGGGTCGGGTAGAACTCGGCGTCCTTGGTGGACGGGACGATCTGCGTGACCTTAGCCCAGTCGGGCTGCACCCAGATATCGTACAACCAGAAGAAGTACGTCTGGATGATCAGGTTTGTAAATTCAGGATAGAGTGTTGAAAGATCGGTTGGCATGATTACTTACCTCCTGTGTCGGGTGTGTTTGCATCAATTTCAGGCGCATCCCTTATGCGGTGGATGAACTCAAGATCCTTCCGGCCATAACCCTTGAAGAGATCCATGGCGGTCTTGATCTTGGCGTATTCGGCCTCCTCAAGAACCACCTCGTCACCCGCGGCTTCAACCTTCCGGGCGATCCTGTCGTGCTCGATGGCTGCCCGGATATCCAGATTGAGTTCTGGAATGAATAGGACGTTGCCGATAGATCGCTTCATGTCGAACATCATATCCGGCAGTTTGACCTCCTTGATGGTTCCGTCAGGCTGCGGGATTCTCTGCATGGGGCCTTCGGCGATCTTGTAGGGGATGAGTGAAATTTTCCGCATGGTTCACACCTCAGGCCTGCGCACTCCCGTAGTACAGGTATCTGATCGCGCCATTCACGAGGATCCTGATCGAACCCACGATCGCGGGGGCTGCCTCACCAGCGGAGTAGATCATGGCTCCGGTTGCATCGGTCCCCGTAAAGGAGATCGCGTTGGCAACAAGGTCCATGGCCGTTCCTGGCTGGGAGTTGATGCCAAGACATGCGTTGGAACCTGCGGGAAGTGCAGCGGTGTTGCCGTTGGCGTAGAGTTCGGCATAGACGCCGAAATACGTACCGGCCGCGACGGCCCGGTTGGGGATCACGACATTGCCGTGGAGACCCGTACCAAGACCGGTAACATTGCCGGCAGAGGTATCGAGCTCGAGGGTTGCGTGATAACCGTGTGCGTTGGCTGCAGCGGCGGTCGAGAGGTAGGTCCGGGACCGGGCTGCGATGGCCTCAACACCCACACCGATCGAGGTGAGCATGATGTAGTGGCCATACGTGGTACCCGTGGTGAGCGCCGTGGTGTAGTATTCCGAGATCCCCTGCTGGTTTGCCGTGCTGATAGCAACCGGCGTGCCTGTGGAACCGACCTTCTCTGCGAGAGAGACTCCTGTGCCGGTTGCGGCCGACAGGTCAACTGGGAATGACGAGGGCGTCACGGGGGGAATCGCAAAGCCGCTGAAATCCACCCAGAGATACCCGGACTCGTAATCGACACAGGTGCCGATCCGCTGGGTCTGGGGTGTGATGGTGATCGTGTGGTCGTCCGTGGCATAGATGGGGTTTCCGAGGTTCGTAACGGCCGCCCCGGAGAACGGGAACCGATAGAGTCTGCCGCTCCGGCCAACATTGATCCCGCGCTTGTTGGGCGACATGATGCCGGTGAAGGGTGCGACGCCGCCCTGGCTGTTCTCTGCCAGCGGGACGATAGTGCCCTCAAGGGCAACTCCCGCGAAGGAGTTGGTGGCCCCGTTGGTCCACGGCTGGAGGAGCCCGGCCGCGGTGAGTTCCACAAGGGCGCCCGTGTAGATGGCCGTGCCCGAAACCGGGACGTATTCAACTGCGTCCGATGCCTTGAAGGGGACGTTAACTGATGCTGTGAGTGACATTTCTTTTCACCTCATACCGGCAGGAGTTCCCGGTCCTGGTGATACGTGCCCTTCCAGTTGGCGCTTCCGGGGAAGTTTTTCATATTGCCGTACTTGAAGACCTTGTCCCAGTCCATTTGCTGGAACTTGCTGTCGACCTGAGCACCGAGCCGCTGGAATACGGCCTTGATGATGTGCTCGGGCGGAAGTCCGTGCTGGAACTTCGGGAGAAGTCCGCCGGCGCCGACCTTGACCATGGGGCCCGGGAGGGATCCGCTGGTGAGTCCCTGCTCGTTCCCAGCAGCGATCTTGGCGGCCATGAGTTTGACCTCGGCCAGCTGGGTTTCCAGAATGGATGCCGAGAGAATCTTGAGCGTCTCGATCTTCTTGGGCGCGTCGGCCTCGGTGATCACGCCGGTCTGCAGTTGTACCTCTGCGATAGAGGCTGCAAGAGCCCGGCGGTTGTCCTCGTCTTTGGCTTTCGCCATAGCGTCCGCAACGGCCGCCTGTAACGTGGCGGCGGCCTGTGCGGTGTTGTCGCCGGTCGTGCCGGTCGCGGGGTTCTGGGGTGACATGGATGCTCCACATGCGGGACAGAATTTTGCTCCAACGGGGACGGCAGTACCGCAGGCTCCGCACTTTGCATGCAGGGCCGCACCGCACTTCGGGCAGAAATCAGCTCCTCTCGGGAGTGCAGTCCCGCACTTTGCGCAGACCGCGTTGTTGCCGTCGCCATCCTGTGCATCAGCGCCTTTCTTACTGGCGCCTTCGGCCGATGCCCCGATATTGATCGTGACACCGGGTGTAACAGCAGCGCCGACGACGGGTTTTCCGTCGAGGCCGACCTGCTGTGTAGTGAGTTTTTCAGGTTCCATAGTGGCTCCTTTTTCCTCTTTGAAATCGTTTACCTGATGGCTGCGCAGATGTGCCTCCACGTCGCTCTTGATCGCGCCCAATCCTTGGGTCTGACCAAGTCGTGCCATCGCGTTATCCACACTGGCCTTAACGACGGTGCCGTTCGGGTTGTGGTGGGGTAACTTACAGCCTCCAAACGTGTCATCGGTCACTGCGGCGAAGCAAGAACGGATCCCGTTCTTCTCCTGTTCCGTCAGATCATCCCAACTTTTGGAGGTAAAATCCTTGAGACCGGGTGCATCCCACGATCCCGTGGATTTCCCGTAATCTTTCGGGTTGTTCGGAACATACGCGCCTGTTGCGCCCATATGACCTCCTTTCTTCCTGAGTGATGCCGCGACGATCTGGTAGTTGAAACTGGCTTCCTGATACGCGGGTTCGGTCACGATCGATTCGCTCATCCCTCTCGCGCCCCGGACCATCCCGTCGTCCAGCATTTCAGAGCCGTAAGCCCACATGCTGACATTCGTGGGGATCTTGCCGGCCATGATCCCTGCTATGGTAGCCGGGTCTGTGATCTCGCCTTTCTGCCAGTAGACGAGGTTGCCCTTGTCGTTCCGGCCGTTGGGGTAGACATCGAGCATCTTCCCCACGATGGTTTTCTGCGAGTTGATGAGATCGCAGAAATGTTCGGCAGCGACAATGTCGCCAGAATCCGGATCGAGCACGGTCTTACCCATCGGGCACCACCGTATCGGCAGGCCCGTGAAGGTCGCGGCAAATCCCTGTGCCTCGCTCTCGGGGATGCCCCACCCATTTTTGTTGAGCTCATCACAGGTGAAGAATGGCCCGTCAATAATGAGTTTCGAGCCGCTCGCTGAGAGGATGGTGTAATTGTTGAGACTGCCTAAAAGGGGGAATTCCGGCATCAGGATTATGATGATGTGCGAAATGAGATAAATCTTAAAATTTGGAAAAAGATGAGGTTAGGTGGGATGGATTTGTACGATCGAGGAATTGGTCGAACACGCTGACGCGGTGCAGGCCGTTTCTGTGATGGTATATACCTGCGACGCTGCCGAGTGGGGGAACTGGTGATAGATCGCAGTCGTCAGGTTTGCGATCGTGCCGTCACCGAAGGACCAGTTTACGCTCGTCGGTGAACCGGCACTCTGGTCCTGGAAATAGACACCAGCCGGGTACCACCGGGTAACCGGCCCCGGCCATGGGGTGAACATTGATACCATGATCGCCATTACTGCCCCGGTCCGGTTCGTCCATCCGGTCCCGAATGAGTTGGTTACCGAGTGATTCACGGTATAGATCCCTGCCACGGTATAGGTATGCAGTGGATTCTGATCGGTTGAGGTGCTGCCATCGCCAAACATCCAGAACCACGAAGTTGTCCCATTAGATTGCACATAATTGAACTGCACGGGGAATGGTGCATTGCCAGAAGTCTGGGTATATAATCCATTCTCGGTGAAGTTCCCGATTGGCAACGGTACAATTCCTGAGACATTGACAAATGAGATCTGTGTCGAGATATTTGACCCGCCGGAATTTGCAGCAGTGAGATTAATCGACCAGTTCCCGGAGCCGAGCATCGCCACATCATTCTGTAATCTATTTCCGATAGGTATCCATGTATTATTCCCGGTGACGTTTTTCGCGCCCCATGACCATGATGTTGGAGTATTTGTAGAAGTATCATTCAACGAAATTCCAAGCGGGGGAATACCAGATATTGGAGAAACCGTGAACGATGCAACGGGTGGAACAGCTGTCACGTTTATGAACGTCGTATTCGTGAATTTGCTGGACCCACCGGAATTGGTTGCCGTCAGGTTTACTGAATAATTGCCGATCCCGAACGTCCAGACCGGGTTCTCCGTCGTGGCAAAATTCGTCCACGTGTTGTTGCCGGTGACGTTGTTAAATCCCCATTGCCACGCGGTCCCGACGGGATTCGAGGTATCCGTGAAACTCACGGCAAGGGGTGAATACCCGGCTGTTGTATTCATAGTAAACGCTGCTACGGGTGGAACAGCTGTCACGTTTATGAACGTCGTATTCGTGAATTTACTGGACCCACCGGAATTGGTTGCCGTCAGGTTTACTGAATAGTTGCCGATACCGAACGTCCAGACCGGGTTTTCTGCCGTGGCAAAATTCGTCCATGTGTTGTTGCCGGTGACGTTGTTGAATCCCCATTGCCACGCGGTCCCGACGGGATTCGAGGTATCCGTGAAACTCACGGCAAGAGGTGAATACCCGGCTGTTGTATTCATAGTAAACGCTGCTACGGGTAGTACACCAGATACCGTGATCGTAGTATTCGCGCTCGTATTCGATAACAGGGCGTTATTTGTCAGAGTGAGATTTACCTGATAGGTTCCTGCGACCGGGAATGTATAGGTAATATTCTCGTTCGCAAAATTTGTTCCATTAATAAAAACCTGAGTATTATTATTGATAGAATATGAATAACTCGTCAATCCGGCATTACCGGGATTTGGCCAGCCGCTTGTATCAGTAAATTGGACAGCGAGGGGGATAGCACCGGATGTAGTATTCGCAGTAATGGTAACAGGTAATGCCGCAACCCCAATTTCCTGTGTCTGCGGGTACAATTGAGTGATAGGAATGGCTACACCATTCCATACAAATGCCGAATCAATTGATCCGATTATACATATAGTTCCACGAGCAGCCCCATTCCCCAAAACCGGGGCACTTGCTCCCACGAGATAACTTGTAGAATCAGTCCATGAGCCTTGCGAAACCCCATCCAAATACATTGTAGTTGTAGTACCGCTTCTTTCAACGATGATTTCATGCCACACATTTGCAGTTACAGTCGTCCCGCCAACAATTTTGAATGCCGAATTAACATAGTAACACAATACAGAACCTGCTGATATGTAAATGGTTGAGTATGCACCACTCCCCGATGCTGCCCTCCAATCGTAAATGGTTTGTGGCGTAGCCGGCGCAGATGTGTTATACCAGAAGTCTATAGTGAATGGGTTTGTTCCAAATGCGAGATTTGAGTTTGCATTGCCATAAATATAATTTGTGCGGCCTGTTCCAAAGTACGCAGCACCGGCTCCGAATTTTGGGGTTGTTGTATTCTCTACCCCCCCGCTATTAGTCCATGTAGTATATCCGGTATCGTCCACTGTGAGGGTGGAACTATTAAAATTCATTGCCGATACGAGGTATGGGGAATATTGACCGAGATAATAGGATGGTACAATCGCACTTACTGACCCGGTAAACAGGATTAGTATTATCAACAATACCATGGCTGCAAGTTGCCACTTCCTCCATGGCCGGATCACCAGCCGGTCACCAAGAGACTGCATGGAGATCACCGGTCCTTACGAGTCGGCATCGATCTCCACCGTCAAGCTGTACGTTCCCGTGGTGCCGGGGAACACGTCAAAGGCGGTATCGTTCGCGGTAACAACGGCCTCGAAGGTGAACGGCTGCAGCGGCAGGACTGAGGGGGGGTTCGTGGCAGCGTACCCCAGCGGGTAATACTGGTCGGTGTTTCGCTTGTACTGGGGCGCAAACGCTACCGAGCCCTTGACGGTCACATAGATCCGGTTGCTCTTACTGGGTGCGAGTCCCAGTTGGCTTAACGGGTTGAATGCGGCTCCCAAGACAGTAGCGATCAGGCCGTTCGAGGCGTTGCTCAACGACTGATTTTTAAAATCTACAATAGCATAACGAAGCGTCATAAGGGTGTACACCTTTTGATAGGGATACAAGAGACGCAGAAGAAAATAAATCTTAAATTCGATGAAAAAAAGATTATGAAATCCGTTCCACCGTCAGCGTTGGCGTTGCGGTACCGTCCGGGGCCTTGGGGCTTGATGACACAATCCGGTATGCACCCTGCACGCCATTCGGGATCATCTGCTGGCCGCCAACGATCGACCCGATCGCGGATGGTGCCGGCGCAGTGCATTCCTGGAAGATCACGGTATCGCTGAGTTTCCAGCCGGGCAGCATCCCCGCCGGGAATGAGAACCGGCGCCGGGCTTTGGCGACAAAACCCGCTTGGCACCGGCAGATGTGGGTGTTTGCCATCAGGATACCTCCAACCCATCAAGGATGTTGCTTTCAAAGATATAGAGGTGATTGGAGCGGGAATGTGCGGATAAATGAAAGTCTCCAGTCCCCGCGAGATCAACACGATACCAGACCCCACGGCCGAGAAGAATATACCAAATTGCGATGATCTTTACTTGAATACGAGTGATTAGGGACAAAGGAATATTCTTCTTTGTGGATAATAGAACGTCTACCCCCATCATGACACCTTCATTTCAAGCAATCTCTGGGCCTGCGCTGCCGTAAGTTTCCCGGCAGCCACCAGTTTGGTGATCGCGCTGATATTGTTCAACTTCTCTTCGCAGGCCATCTCGACCCATGTTGACCGCTTGACCGGACCCCGGGCTTTTTCTATCCGGTTAAAAACACTCTGCCGCACGGTGACATTCAGGCTCACCGCAGGATCTTCGCTTGGTTTTTTTGGCATAGTATAATATGTGGTATAAAAAGTATAAATGTTTTAGGATGGGGCGTAAAGCGGGATATCGAAATAGTTCTCGCGCCAATCTTGGCAGAAATCAACCGTGTCCTGCGAGGGTTGCGGGGCATCGTCGGGGATATCGTCAAGCACCGGTAAGAGTACACACCTACAGTTGGAATGGGCGGGAGGCCGGATAAGGTCCGGATCATCAAGCGCCCATACTGAGCCATCGAGATCCGCGCAGTAGTCACATTCGCGCTCATCTTCTGCTGCACTCCATTCCACACCAGAGGCCCCGGCTTCCTGATACTGGATAATATGGGCTTGGTTGTACGTTTCTATCGTCATTGTCCGCGCTCGCTCATTCGCCCGGTTCCTATCCACACCGAGCGCTTCCTTCACCCGAGTACCCAGTTGTGCCGCACTCTCGCCGTTCTGGTATCCATCCTTGAGCGTGTCCGTGAGCCGGTCTTTAAAATCATCCGCGATCCGGTCGAAATGTTGCACGGTATGATCGGTGATCCCCTTGACGAGTTTACTCCAAGGAGTCATCAGCTGGGGCGACACGGACGGCAGCGGGGGGACAAAAGGCGTCGATTTCTTACCGGCCGCTCCATGCCGGCGGTGCCATTGCCGCTCCCGGGCGGCGACAAGCAACCGCTGGGCGTTCTCGGTGCCCATCTGGACGGTCTGCTGGACGTGGTGCTCGATCTGCGTGCGGAATGCCGGCCCCGTTACATCCCTGCGAGCGGTATCAAACCCTGCGAGCGCTTCCCGGGCGGATCCGGCCTGATCGTTGATCCTCCGGGCGATCTGCTCAAGCGCGTCCTGCAGGACCCGGGCCATCAGGTATTCTTTCCGGTTCAGATCGAGGTTCGCGCCGCCATACGGTCGGGCGATCACGTGGGGATGATGCCCGGCCCCGCAAGCGCATTTGGGGCCTACGAGGAGATTGACCAGATACCCCGCGAGTCTCTGCGACGATAATAACCGCAGGGCGTTCTCGTGGCTCGCGGTTGCAGATACGGCGGGATCCTTGTTAGTCCAGTCGTCCAGGATCCGGGCAGTCATCTCGGGATGGAACTGCGTGCCGAGATATCCGGGGCCCCGGTATGCCTGACACATCCCGCCGTCGGCGCCGGTAACGATCTCGTGCGCTCCCGCGGGTGTTTTGAATGCGTCCTCGTGCCACTCAAATACCCACGAGGATCCTAAGGGGCTCGTTACAGGCGTCCAGCCATACTCGCGGTGTTTGAGTCGGATTAATTTTCCGCCTTTTGCGAGCGCAATGAGTTCGGCGCCCGCGCATACACCCATGATCGGTTTTTTGAGTTGGAGATGCTGTTGGATCAGTTGGATCTCCACATCGTACCACGGCATCTTTTTGACGGGTTGATCCGAACCCATGAGGATAAGGAAATCGGCCTTCTCGGTGCCGGTAATGCCGCTCTTGTGCGCCTGTACGGTTGTGGTCCCGATACCCTTATCGCCAAACAAGAGATCAAGGTACCCCGGGCCTCCGCCGGGCGTGTGCTCAACAAAAACCGCCTGCTTCATTCATGCACCTTCCCGGCTGCCTCAACAATCAGACTGCTCCCGGCGCGGCCCGACTGGATATCAAGGCGTATGCGATTCTTGCGGGGTTCGGGGACTGACCGGCACCGGATCGATACCACGAGCGATCCGAGATCTTCCGTCAATCCTTCAACACCCCCGGATCCATTTCCTTGCCTTCCAGATCGCCCGCTCTATCCAGCTCTCTGGGATATTGCTGACCAGGGCCGCATCGAGGTCTGCGATCTCTGCATCGATAATATCAAGGCAATCCTCTTTTTCCTGAATAATGGCGATCAGATTCGCCCGGCTTTCTTTGAGTTTCCGGAGCCGGCGCTGTGGGTTCGCTGCATCGGAGAGAGTGGGGCCGGGTTGGGTCATGCCGGCACCCCCCGGGTATTCCAGCACCCGGCAACGTCGATACCGGTATAAACCAGGTTCATAGCCAGTAATGCCAGAAACCCAATGGTAATTTCCAGAATGCCAAGGTACGCCAGATAATAAAGAATGCTGCCGGCACCATTCCCGGCTGACCAGATCACATAGGACCTGAACCGGGTGCCGGTGTTCATGCTGATATTGAGCAGTCCGCCGAGTATACCCAATCCGGCGACAAGATAAGAGAGGATATTGCCGAGCCCTGGGATCATGCCTTTGCCTCCCAGACGTGAAGACCCAGCGCCACTGCTTTATTCTTGATGCTGGGGATGCTGCGATTCAGTGCTTTTGCGAGATCTTTGATATCGACCCGGCCATAATATGTCTTGAGGGTAAGTTCGTCCCGGCCACCAGGTATCCACGGTTTTGCGCGGGGGGAATAATGGAGGGCGGCTTCTTCCAGTTCGGGGATTATGATCGTATTGTTTTGAGATTGTGAACCATGTGGAACACGTTTTGTTTTCATTGTCGATCCCTCCCGACGGTTTTACAGGGTTTTACTACGGAGAGTATGCCGGTAGTATCAACACAGATTTTTCGCGGGCCATCGGTGTGGAGCATAACCCATCCAATATCCGGCGTGCCTATGATGCCCTTTTTTACAGCAAAAACTGTCTTTCCCTGCCAACAAGGAGTAACGACAGCGATACCGGATAAGAACTGGGCGGCGGTGAATACATGCCGGTGTGAGAATACACAGACATCAATAGGCCCGTATTTTTCACGTGAGCGGTTGAGATAGAGGAGGAGCTGTTCTTTTGCGGGTGCGGTTGTGAGATATTGCCAGCTTGAGGTTGAGGTGCCGATTACATGCCGTGCGAAGATCCGTAACCCGCATTCCTCAATGACAAGTTCGTCACCGAACTCCGCACCCATTTCCTGAGCGATGAACGTATCGGCACTGATACCATCCGGGAGCTGGTGGTAATCCGTTCCTGCAGTGAAATACATCGGGACTTTCGGCAGGGTTTTCAGGATCTTGATACACGCTTTGACCTGGATCAGAAGTTCGGGAGTGACGAGTCCCCGGCCGCCCTCCTTTTTCTGGGCGCCTTCGATGAGATCGCCATTGAGGATGATGCAGTCCGGTCTCTCTTTTTTCAGTACCGCGAGCATCTTCTTCCAGTGGTCCCAGATTGCCGCATTCACCGCGTTCTGGGGGAAGTCCTCGATCAGATCGCTCCGTGCGCTCTCTGCCTTGAAATTTGGGGGCCAGAGCCCCCATTTTGAGCCGATATGAAGATCCGATAAAAGTAAAATCCGTTTTGTCATTTAGTAAATCCCTCCATCTAGTTCACCCACAAGCCATCTCACGTATCCCGCCGTAGGCCACGCCGGCCACTGCGTTTCATGCTCGATTCCGGGCGCCGGTTCTTCAAGAAGATCCGAGATATCCTTATCCACTCGGCACCACCCCGGGATTATCTTTCAGAAGTTGGTACAACGCCTCGCCGAGCAGCACGATCTCATGATGGTTTTCTTTCAGGGCATCCAGCTCGTAGATCTCGACAATGGCCTCAAGCAGTTCGTGAATGAAGGTGGAATGTTTCTGCTGCTCACAAACGCCGGGATCTAACTGGATTGTTTTCATACGGGGGATGTACTGGCCGTATGCCGCTGAGTCTGGGATCATGTTGTTCACGTATTCAATCTTCACGTCATAGCCGCCTATCCTGATGGTTTCGGGTATCATTTCCACTTACTCCATTCATCCGGGGTGTGTACCTGCGGTTTCCATTCCCGGCACGTGTTTCCTGCATACTGGTTAAAAAAAGGAGACTGGGGATTCAGGCATATATGGATCCGCGAACGGTACCCACAATTAATACAGAGTTCAATCATGATGCCTCCATGAATCCGTCTGTAACCCGCTCGGTATATTGTGCCGCCACAAACGCACGCCGGCAGAACGTCCCGCCGGGAAGATACAGGGTGGGCACGATCGGGACGATATGCGCGGGCATCTTATTTCCGTCCATGATGGTCCCGAGCACGGGTACCTCTTTACCTCCGAGATACTTGAGTCCACGGTACGCGATTTGTAGTTCCGCGATATGCCGGCCGCTGTTGATTTCATCTGCGTAAAAGAGATCTGCGGCTTCGGGTTTCACCCGGACGATCTTGTTCTGCGTCTGCGCGATATGATAGACGGGTTTGCCGAACCAGTCTGCCTGATAATCTCCGGTGTTGGTCATCAGATACCCGTCCCCACATGCTCCGGCGCCGTGAAATCCAGCGGATGCTCTTTCAAGTAATCCTGATCGGCCTGTACGCTCTCAAGGATGTGATCGGACTGTTCTTTGGTGGCGAGTGGCGATGGTTCGGCTTTGGTGAGATCCAGCACGATCGGCTCCGTCTTCGCGCCTTCTGCCTCCAGCTCTTTGCGCTTAAGGATGGCGTCACCCAGATTGGATTTGTTACTCAGCTCGATGTGCTCCCAGCACCCCGAACAGAATAGCATCCGATCAATAACTCCCGTTCGGTGCTTGAGGTAATCGACATACTGGCCGTCTATCTGCCCCGCGATCTCCTCGTCCTTAATAGCAATCCCACAGTAAGCACATTGCTGGTTAAGTCCTTTTGTGAGAGCGATAGGCATGATCGTGTATCCTCACACCGGCCCTTTATTGCCGTGGCTCATGTAGAGCCGCTGGATTGCCGCGTCCCATCCACCGGTAGATTTCTCGAAATCCTTTTCCTTCTGGGCCAGTTCCGCGGCCTCTTCGAGCGTGATCCCGGTCTGGCGCTCGAACGATTCCTCTTCAGTATCCCCATTTAGGACCATGACGTTCGCGCCATACAGATTGATCATCGTACCTTCACGGGTCTTTTTGTACCGGCCCGCTGCGAGTTTAAGGCCGAGGCCCTCCCCGCGTCTCTTGTGCATCCCGGCGGCCGTGAGATAACACCGGCCTTTTGAGGTCAGGTAGAATGTGGGTTTTTCCTGCTGGGTGAGGCCCGGGACAAGCGGTTCGCCATTCCCGGGCGTCTCGGGTGGCTGCGCCGGGTTGGGCTGCCCGATATTCTCGTTCCCCACAGAAGGCAGCGGAGGCAGGTGCCAACCGCACATCTCAAAGAGCTGATCCCGGGTGAGCTGGTCCTGCGGGAGTGCCTGAGCGTTATACTGGAGGAGCGCCTGGATCTCCATGGGGGGGAGTTCAATGGGCGCGAGGTCGATCTTGACGGCCATAGCGTCCGCTGCGGCCCATCCAATCAGCGTGAGATGCCGCTGGATGATCGACTCGAAGGCGTCCCGGATCTGGTTCCGCATGGCTTCGAGCACGCGGTTATTGTCGCTGTCCGCAGAAGAGGCAGACGCGAAGGTGGTGCCCCGGGCTTTGCCGCTGCCGGCTTCGGTCTCGCAGAGCACGTACGAGATATCCCGTTCGAGCGATTCCTTGAATGCAAGGATCCCCTCGGATGCCCCGAAGGTGCCCGCGACTTCCTTGACGGTCTTACCGATCGTGAGGATATCCCGGTTGGGCTCAAGCGTGTTGAGTACCTTCTGTTCCATCGCGGCAATATTGGCGGCCTGTTTGGGCGTGAGCAGTTTTGCCTCTACCATCTTGGCAAGCATCTCGTTCTCGATATGGAGCCGGCCGAACCCGTACCGGCCGATGGCTTTGCTGTATCCCCAGATGATATCGCACAGGGGTTTGATCGCGGGAACGTCCAGCTGATCCATCAGCGAGATCCCGTAGATGCCTTTGGTGCGCCGCTGGTAGATGTCCCGGCACCCGTATCCTTGGTGCATGAACCGGATCAGGGTGATGCGGCCGTTTTTGAGGTAATGGATCTCACGTTTTGCCATCATGCGCTCGTTGATGATGCACTGCGTGACTTCGCCAAGGATGGTGCCGTATTCCCACAACTGCTCGATGTTCTGGAAGCCGCTCATGGGCTGCACGTCCCGGGGGAGCAGGGTGCAGTGGCTCATCGGGATATAGTCAAGTTTCGTGATGCCTTCCCCATTTCCGGCGCGCTTGTCGGAGGTATTCAGGATTGGCACGGTGCCATCCCGTCCCGTGAGTCGGCCGGCTGCGGCGAAATGTTCCTGTAGTCCCAGATTCTCAACGAACTGCTGGCCATCCTGTAACATGCCGTGCTTGATCTCGTCCGTCAACGCGGCATCGATAGCGATATAGAGTTTGAACTCGGATCCGCGGAGTTTCAAACCCAACTTCGACAGTCCCATGGATACCCGGGGGCTGACCTGCTCAAGCTGCTCGAAGCGGTCGAAACGGTTGATATATGAGATCTTGCGGCCGCCATACACGTCTGAATCAAGCGCCTTGTTGATGTACCCGTCGGGCTGACGCTGCGAGGGGTACTGTGTGAAGTCCGTTGTCAGGTCGGCGGCACCGAGCGGGACCATCTCGGACATGATGCCAACATAATCCCTGACATCGGCATCCGAAAGGGCGTTCTCGGCCGGGGTGTCCTCATCGGGTTTCCGGGATGAGAAAAAGTTGACGAGCTGGGGGGGAATGAGCTTAACCATGAGTATCACTTACCTTAATCCGTTTTATTAATCTTAAACGAGGCCTTCTTCTTGGTTCAAAACATCGGTAATGGGTGGCAAAGATCGGCTCCATGACGATTTTCCATCTCACATTATCCTCAATATCGGCGGATATCTGCCGGGCTTTCTCGATACAATCTTCCAGGCTGCCCTCGATGATGATCGGCACTTACTCGCCCCCTTCCATGTGGTCCTGCCCGGACGAGATCATTGAGGGAAACCGTTGCGCAAGATGCCCCATGGAATCCGCGTCAAGATATCGCCGGTCGTCCGGCCATTCGATACTGTCCGTGGTCCGGATCTCGTCGTTGATGCCCTCCCGGGTCGTGACGTAATGGTTATACAAACGGTATGCCACGTTTGCCACTACGTCGGGACCGTCATCGTTGGTGACTGGGCCGATCGCGGGATGGTGCACGGTGAACTTGTCGCCGTTCCATTTGCGCTGCAGCGCCTTGAGTTCGGCCAGCAGCCGGGGGTGGCCCGGATACTCGATCTCATGGTTATAGAGCCGTTTCTCAAGGCAGTCGTAGATGTCCATCTTATACTGCAGCGTGAATACCGTCTCGTCCAGCAGGAAATTATGGAAATGAAGCCGCACGCCTTCGCTTTCGAATCCATCGTGGGCGATCTGTTCAACCCGGTACTGCATGCAGAGCAGCCGGACGTCGTGTTCAATCTGGGCCCAGTTGTGCCGGTGGCCATCCTCGCTGATCCAGTACCGGATCTCGTCGATGATCACCCGGCCGGCCAGCATATGACCGATGCAGAACGCGAACGCGTCTTTTGTCTTGGAGGTATCGATCGCTGAGGTATAGTCAATCATCCCAGGATCGATCGCGGCCTTCATCTTGGCAATGCAGGAATCGATAAGTTCCGGTTTGAACATCGCATCAAGCGCTTTCTCGAACTCAGCGCCCCACTCACGCCAGAATGACGGGTTGGTGCGCATCTCCTCTTTGATGAACGACGAGTCGAAAGAGTAGTTGGGGTTCATCTCCCACGTTGGCCGCTTGTACAGCAGGAGTGTGGTGGGGATCTGATTGCGCTTGTCAGTCTCCCATTGTGAGAACAGCCGCCAGAGGATCCCCTGCTCGGCCATGGGCGTTGTGATGCTGATTACCCGGCCGAGGAACCGCACGATCATCTCAAGGTTAGCGTCGCCCGCGCACCGCTTAAGGAACTCCAGCCGGTTGGAGGCAAACCGGCCCACGGACGGTTTCATGGTGTCATAGACTTCCTCACCGTCCCGGGTGCCCTTCTCGGTCCCGTACTTCCCCAGCTCGTCAAAGAGGACCGCAAGCGCGGTCTTTCCGACTTCTGACGCGGAGTTGCTGGTGACGGCCTCTATTCGGAGTTTCTTCGTGAGCTCGATATCGAGGCTGTTGATCCGGACGGTCTTGCCCTTGAAGTATGGGCTCCGGGATATCTTGGCTTTGATTTCATCGAACAGGATACCGGCCTGCTCCTGTTTCTTCGCTATACAGGGGATTGAAACCTCTTTATCGCGGCTCACCCGGCCCTGATAGAGCCAATAGGGATCCGGGATCTCTTCCCAAAGATACGCGGTATAGCAGGCGATGATTGACGCCATGAAGGTCTTCGTGGAGTCCCGGCCGCAGATCAAAAGCAGTTCTTCCCATGATTTTGTCGGGTCGTAAAATTCCCGGAAGATCTCTTTCTGCCGGGGGTATAATCGTTCCCCGAGATACGCGGGATCCTCCGCGAACGTGATGATGTCGACTACGTTACGGGTGGACTTGAAACTCCCGACAAATTCCTGCCGGAGGTTGTCAGTCACGCTGGGCAGCGCAGCGGGATTCAATGTACCCGATGATGCGCCGTGTGGTCTCGGGATCGGCTTCTGCACGGATCGCCTCCTTGATGATATCCATAAGTTCGCGTTCGCGTTTCATTACATCCTCGATCCGGATCGTGCCCTCAACGGCTAGGTTCGCGGTGGATTCTCCACTTTCGAGCCGTTCGATCTGGACACCCGCGTTGATGATCGCGGTGGCGTCCTTGAGGGAGATCTTCGGGATGGCTTTACCACTCCGGAGCGCGTCCTGGATCTTCTTGCCGAGATCCTGGATGGCCGCGCCGCCTACGAGCTGCATGTTCTTGGCGATCTGGATCCGCCGGTCGCTGGCGGCGAGACGTTCGCGTTCCCTGCGGTTCCGTGCCTGTAAATCGGTGTATTCATCGTATGCCAAGGCCCGGGCGACCCAGTTATTCCGCATCGACCACCGTTCGCAGAGCACCGGGGCGGAATACCCCAACTTTGCAGCAATCTTGGCAATGCTGCGCTCGGTGGGCTCCATATCTCTATACAGCCGGAATGCATTCCACGCTTTTGCGCTTTCTCCTTCCTGCCGTTCCCACATCTGGCGGGTTGCCGCCTGTAACGTGGTTGTGGTGCCGGTCACTCATTCACTCCTTGATTAATCGGATCGTCTTGCCCGGGAAGGCGTCAATTACAACGGGTTTTTTGCGGTACTGTGCCATGGTGTATCAAATCCAGTATAATATAAGGAAAAAACCCCCACCGAGTTCAACCTTTTTAAAGGGGTATTGCGTGGGTGCCTTCTTTAATCCTTGTAGTAAAGGATCATTGTATGACATCTCAACCCCGTGCATTTCAAGTGCATTTAGGGCCGGCCCTTTGAGATATCTCATGTATTTTGCGCAGGTTGTCTTACCAAATTCATCCGTCTCGTATAAGACACCATAACAATCGAGCCCCATTATTCCTCCGGTACGTCCACTTTCTTGATCTCGTCTTTCTCCTTTTTGGTCAGCCGGGCCCCGTGGAAAATCTTTTTTTGCGGCAGGCCGGGTTCGTCCTCTGATTCAAGCGGTTTTTCCGGCATACCTAATTGCCCCGGAGAACCTTGTTATCGTCGGGCGAAATAACGGCCTTGTGGGTGGCTGCGGGGGTGCCGTGCTCCTCGGTATGCCGAAATACGTTCTGGTTGGCAATGATAATACTGTGGCCTGGCGTCGATGGGATGATCCCGTCTTTGATCAGGGCGGTGCGCGGTCCTACGGGTACCACTTTTGGCGGCACGACGATATCGGGTTGCGGAGATTTCGCGGGTTGTGTTGCCGGGGTTACAGACGCGGGGGTGACCGTTTTTTCCAGAGTTTCCGGTTTGGCGGGCACATCTGCCTTTGCGGCCGGAGTTGCGAGTTGATCTTCTTTCTGCGCGGGTTTTTTGATTTTGAGTGATTTCTTCGGTTCTACCATAATGATCAGTGCTCCATGAAGGGCTCGAGTATTTCGTTGAGCTTGCCGTGCATGATATTTCCGATCTGCTCTGCGGTGAATGTGCGTTTCATCAGGTTATCCACCGGGATCTTGAGACAGTCGTTGACGATGGACCGAATGGCCTCCGGGTCGATTGCGGCGCCGGTCCCCCCGGGGGGCATTTTCGAGAGGGTTTCGATCTGCGCGCGAAGCTGCTTGTTCTCTTCCAGCATCCGTGCGATAGCGCTGTTGGGGCTTTCATCAATCTCCCGTAATGCAAGGAGGTTGCCCGCAAGAATCCGGATGTTTTTACCCTCCTTGAGTTCTTTTGGCGTAAGAGCGGTTTCTGCCATTAATGTATTCTCTGTAACACGCATACAAGAAAAGACTTTGTGTTATGGGAGGGACCGGATTTCGGTCCGGCTCATCTGTTCCTGCATCTCGACGGTATCCCCGTGGATGATATCGATCTCCTCTGCGGTGAAGATCCCGATCACGGTTTCGACGTTCCGGTACCCTATGCAGGCGCCGGCTTTGAAAATCGGTTCGGCGTCGTGCTGGATCAGCTCGTATTTCTGCACGGGGATCTCTCCCATGCGTTCCCGCATCTGCGAGTACGGCGTGACCCACCGGCCTTTCTCAAACCATCCGACTGATTTGAATATCATCATCATTTCGTCAGCGTTGATCATGGAATCACCTCACCCCCCACGCTCCGAATCTGCCCCTGTGGTGCGGGTCTTGTCTTTTATAAATTCGATAGTTGTGCCATTCATTCCGCAAATTCTTGCTCGTTTAAACGTTTTTTGATGATCAAACCACCAGTGAGTTTGTTTAACCGCGTCATCAATATTCTCCGCGAATTGTAGCATCAATTCAATATTGTCACCAAATGCGTCAATTTTAATGACATGGATTTTTTCTGGTAATTGTAAAAGGGATTCGGCAATGTATTTCTGATTCATTTCCTTTCCTCCACTGTACCGGTCTCCTTCTGTTCCTCTTCCGGGCAATCATATGGCGGATTGCACGTTTCTGGATCGTGTGGGCAAATATAACATTTAAAGAATGGATCGGTCATTGGTATCCACTCGCTCTTCAAGGATCTTCACACGACCACACAGATCCTCGATGTCCTTTGCCATGCCGGGATAGGTGCACTCGTCTTGTTCCGGTTCTTTATCCACGAAACTTCCATCCGCTATACAAACTTTGTACGCATTTGAAGAGGTTGTTCGCTGTGGACAGGTTGGATGCTTACATATCTTACAAGTCCTTTCTGTCTGCATATGCTCAACCGTCGCACCTTCCAGAGCCGTACCCGTGCCACTTGTAGGTACTGGACTTGGTTGCGAGACTGAATCTTTGACCGGGACGCACTTCTGGCAGGTGGTGTGCCCATATCGATCACACTGCTCATTGTGTTGATGAACTCCCCGATGGATACACCCCAAAATTAGACACTTGTTGTTTGCGCAGATGAATGATTCCGGCTCATGTGCTTTCTGTGCCAGTTGGTTGGAAATTAAGGATTCTTCGCAGGACTGAACATGCGCAATAACTCGGTTTCCAGAATCTCGCAATCCCTCGTATGCAATCTTTTCAATTTCGGCCAGAAGATACCCACATTCTTTTTGGAGCGTTTCTACTGTACGCTGCGTATAGTCGTAACTTCCCCATTCTCCGTCCGGGATCCAATCGTATCCTTTTGCGAGAGTTCGTATTTTTGCCAATGCTTCTGCAAGACCGGACTGATCTTTTGAGATAACGTCGCGGATTAATGCCATATTTTCTTCCAGCACTTTCTCCCGGGCTGCCTGCTCTATCGCGGCGTCGTCATGACCACTATTCGAATGTGGACATGCCGATAGGCTGTTTAAATCGCAGGGTTCTTTGCTCAAAACACCTTTCCGATTTTCGTAGAAAGAACATACACATTCGTGGATGCAGTGAGTTGGTTCCGACGCGGCTCTCTCTGGCGAGGTGCTGACCGGGCGGGAGTATATTTCGGATATTATTGAGAGGACTTTGTCACAATCTGAAATAGGATTCGTGGCAGCAACAAAAGAAAGACCTTTTATCTGATCTTCCGTGATGATGTATTCCTTCGGCTGCTCTGTCATGGCATATGTCTCCGGATCCCGGCGACCTCTTCCTGTAGTGCTTTCAGGGCTGTTTCCAACCGGTCGATATGACCCTCCTGTGTATTCAGCCGGCTGTCATCCATGAGATGTTTTTGTTCGACTGCTTCCACTCGCAGGGCAAGACTCGCGATGTCTTTTGCCATGTCGGGATGGGTACGTGCCACGAGATCATCAAACTCCCCGCGCTGTACTCTCTTAATCATACATTCGGTACCGGGAACATTGACTGTATCTTCCCACGCCTTGAGCACCGCTTCCTTATCCAGATAATCAGACATTTTCGATCAATCCTCCTTTTTAATCCTGTAACACTCCATCACCTAAAAGGTTTCGGAGAGAATTCTCACCCCGGGAATAATACCCCGGTACTTTGCGCGTACCTGTACCTGCCGCCACCGCAGGAAATCGTCGTTGAAGCATCTTCTCATCGCGGGAACGTCGGCGCGATACAAGAGCTCGTTGAAATCGTCCGGGTGGATGCGTACCAGCGTATGGCCGCACCCGGGGCAGGGCGTCTCGTAGACATCCTGTTTCTGGCTGAGCGTCCCGATGAGGTGGCATTTTGTGCACATGACGTACTTAACCATGGGCATTCCCTCACCGTTCCCGTGACCACATGTAATTTTGTGTCTCGTCAATCACAACGGCCGGGATCTTTGGCAACTTGATCAGCCATGCCTCGCCCTCCGGGATCGGGCACGGTTGGGGGTTGAGTGGGTCCGGTCGCCAGCACACGATCGGAATATCGAGGTTATGCATGACCAGTTCAACCCCGCCGGTACTCACCCGCTTTTTGAGTTGCGGCGCAAGGATCGCGTAGGTCTCGGGGCGCAGCATGACCATATGGGGTGGTCCGTATTCGTACTCCGGTATGTCATTAAGAAGTTTCTCAATGCCGGCGATGATCTTTTCTAATTCCGTCACATTTAATCACTCTCGACCGGGGATAATCCGGGTGATTTTTGCGGTTTTCTCTTGTCCGGTAATCGGGGATAACTTGAGGTAAACCCGTTCGTGCGTGAGGGGATCAGTCCATACGGAAAGTATCATGAGTGCCAACGTGGCACCATGGACGGGGCATGTGGGCCACCCGTCGCATTCCTTTACCACGGAGACGCGCCGGCATTCCGGGCAATACAAGAAGGCATCTTTGGGGAGATACACTCCGTTGATCTTAAATTCGCTTTCGATTCCGGTAAGGGTGTCAATCAACCCGATTTTTTTCTTCTCATCGATAATCTCATGATCAATGCACGCGATTTTATCCAGCGCGGCCAGGATGTTCTCCTGAATGTTCAGCCGGGTATCCTCAAGTTTCCGGATCCGGCGTTCTCCCGCGAGATCCGCGAGCGTTGGGCCTTGTAGGTTGTTCATCGTTGAATCGTCCTCCATACTCCATTGATCACCCGTTTGATAGTCGGGTGAAACCGTTTGTATGTTTCCCGGTCTCGTTCCGCTCGGGTCCGGGTCCGGTGTTCCTTGTTGAACTTAAGCCGTTCTTTCTCTCCGGGGCTTTTGCAGTCCCAGCATACGGCCCCATCGCCTTTACCGTCTATTCCCGCCGGAATATAATGGCACACCCGGCGACAACGAGGGCATATGATTTTACCCTGACGTTCTGCCTGTGCACACGAATGACAGAGGAGATAGCAGCCGCAGGCACGAAAGTTATTGTAAACTTCCTTATCCTGATAGAGCTGACTGTCCCCGGGGTGGCAGACAACGAGAGCTGTACTCCAGTTGCCACACCACGCGCAGCCGCCCTTTTGATCGGGTGCCCAAAGAAAAATGAGCCGATACCAGAGCCAAGGATCCGATTTCCACAGGACATGATTATCAGCCTGTCGGTTTTGGATCAGCAGGTTCGCTTGGCTGACTGGCTGGTGCTTTACCACGAGGATCACCTTGGAAATCAATTTCGATGAGGCCGATCTTGAACACGCTGAAATACCGCCAGTGCCCGGGTTGCCATGGCCGTTTTGCTGTTTTGGCCTGCGTGTCGACCCAGACCCAGAGCATCGGGACGGCCCGGGTGTTGTGCGGGATCTCCTTGAGGGCCGCAATATCCTTCTGGAAATGCGCGTAGTTCTCAACGTCCCGTATAGGAACTTTTGACCGCTTGACCTGAACAAGCAGCGTCCATGTCTCGTTCATGGCGATTACGTCAAACCCATGACTGCCTTTCGAGGCATACGCCCGGTGCGCCCAGAATCCCATGCGGCGCAGATCCTTGAGACACCGATCCTCGGCAACGTATCCGCGTTCGGCTTTAGTGATTGTCACGGGATCCACCTGAGCCAGTGCGCCGTCCACAGGCCGAACGATACGGCCGCAAGAACCAGGATCACGATCTCGATCACGAGGATCTCACGCGTTGGTGACATCTACAATCTCCTTCTTGCGGTGGAATGGGCATCGATCCATCTGGTCGCGTCGGGGTACTCGGTCATTGAGATGCACACTCCGGATCTGCCTCTGTGGTACTGGTCATGATAACCCCCAGTACAGGATAACTAGGATTATGATCATCAGAACCGTGGCGGCTATCAGGGCTTCCCAATCGCTGCGGGTCATTGGGATCCACCTTTGTTATTTGCTAGGCATTTATAACAAAGGATCTCGTGGGTTTTCGAGTGGCCTTGGGGGTGCGGTTTAAATTCGAGGTTGGTCATGGTGCCGCTCCCTTGAGGATATCCTCGATCCGTTTCATCCCGCGATCATACCGGACCTGCTCCAAGGCCCCGAACTCTTCCAGCATCCACTTCTGCCATGCGTCGATGACCTGCTCGGCGGTGAGATCCATCATGCCACCTTTTTGTGGATCGGCCATGCCAGTTCCCGGCGCAATTCCCGATCTGGCCACTTTCCTGAAAGACTGTCTTTCATAAATACCTTGGCACCAACGCGGTCTGCTGCCTCGCAGATATTTAGAACCCATTCGAGGCCCACATAATGATCGGGATTGGTCTGTGCACCGATGATCACCTGCTTGATACCGGTCAGGTCAAGGTGCGGCATTCCCCATAGCAATGGCTCAAACGAGACGAATTTGTTCGCGTATCCCGGCAGGCACTGAAGCTCGTGGATCCTGTCGATGTCATTTACCCCAGTCACTGTTGTTCCCCACCACGTATTTTGTGAGAGGTATGTGCCCGGGATTTTCTGATACCGGCTGGGATTTTTCGTCAGGAATATGTAGGTATGCTGTTTGGCTTTCTGGATCTCGGCAAACACCATATCGATCCATGAATCCGGCGCCCATTCCCCGAAAAGATCCGCCATGCTACACACAAAGATCGTCTGTGGTTTTTTCATCTTCCCGGGATCCTGCAACCGCTCCGGGTGAAATGCCGGAATAAACCCAGCCGGCCCGTGGAATCGCTCGGCTATTTTCCGGGCATAGCAGTACGGGCACCCATGCAGGCATCCGGTGACCGGGTTATATGTCGCGTCTGTCCATTCAATTTTTGATTTTTGCATTTGGTTCACCCTCCTTTTCAAGTAGCCGGCACCGCCGGTACGTCCGTTCGCTGCACTGGGAACACTTTCCGGGCAGCCACCCTTGGATTGGCATGGCGGGATCCTCCTTTTGTTGCGGTCTCGAAATATCCCTCGGGAATCAGGTACACCGACCGGAACGACCGGGAATATACCTTCCACTTGCGGACAACACCGAGCATATGGTTGATCCGCGCAAATGCTGTCCTTGTGGATACCGGGGCGTCCTGTCCGTGGAAATCCGGATACCGCCCGGGATCCGCGATCAGCACTTCGGCGATCTCACCGATCTTGGCAAACCGGTATTTTTTCTCTCCATAGAGATCGTGAATCACACGGTCGATATCGCGCCCGATCTCTTCCCATGGTAATGTACCGATGGTCATAATCCGACCGCCTTTGCAATGAACATGGATAAAAGGGAGTATTCAAGCACAACAGTAAATGAGCAGATCGCAAGCACCACCGCATCCCAATTATCAGTCATTCCTCGTGTAGCATATGAATATGCCCCGAACAGGAATGCTCCCCATATGAAAACAAGGAGCAGAAGAATAAGAGGTATTAATCCGATCATGGTTCCGCTGTAAAGGGGATTATGAAGAGTCCCCCTTGGGCTCTTTCTTCGTTCCTGGCTTGGCTCGCGGTTTGTTTGACCGGGCTTCTCCCTCAACGGGGCACCGCATCGCGGTCCGGTGTTCCTGCGAGCAGGGGCCGGATTTGTACGTGCAGTCATCCTTGTACCATCCGCAGATGCAGCCGGTCTTGTCCTCCTGTGCCGGGGATTCTTGCGGTTCTGCGGACGGCCACCCTTCTGCGGGCCGGCCAAACGGACAGTTGCGTTCGCGGCGGGTGTCCTCGGGGCAATCCTTGGCGGGGGTGAGATACTCAAGGCAGACCTCTTTGCTGTCCTCAACGCCTACTTTCTCGCAGGTGCAAGGGGGCGTCTCGGGTTCTCCAAGAAGCGCGGCACCGGATTTGGGCGCGAGGGTCGGATCGGGTTTTTTGGCGGCCGGCTCTTTCTTGCTGGGGAAGTCAAGCGTGGTTTGTGCCATGCTGCTTGTCACGACCGTTCTCATATTTGCCAGCGCCTTGAGTGCCATCTCTTTATCCGATGCTTTCCCGTCGTGTTCAATCGTTGTCTTGGTGAAACGCCAGATGTGCGTTTCCTGACCGTCCATCACCTGTATGCGGCCGGTCACCTCAAAATCCTTTTTTGAAATTTTAACTACCTCCGTAGTGTTTTAGTCCCTCAAGCCGGCCCTTGTCAGGCTGTGCTCTCATTGGGGATTTGTTCATCTTACATCGAGGAATGACGCGGACAGATCCGCCATGTGCGTCAGTACGATTAGAGGGTTTTCTCCCGACGCCTTCGTGATCGCCACGTTTCCATTGTAGGAATACCGGATGTCGTCAAACGCCATCATGTGCCAGCGGATCGCCATGATCTCGTCATCAGTAAGTTTTAGCCCGTGGTGAAGGAGGAGAATCACGGATTTCTCGCCGTGCCCAAGAGGGATCTCGTCCTCTACTGAATACACGGGCGTCTCGTCCCAGATCTTCTTTCCGTCAAAGAGAATGAGTTTTCCTTCCTCGTCCCGGCGCGGGATGGCCTTGATCTCAAGCCGGTAGAAATTCGTTTTGCAGACATCGTGCAGGAGTGCGATAATCGCAAGGGATTCTACCGGGGGCCACTCTCCCATAAAGATCGTTGCAAGTTCCTTGAGGTGCTCAAACATCTTGAGTGAATGGTACAGCAGGCCGCCCTCACGGGCTTCGTGGAACTTTGTTGAGCTGGGCGCGGTGTAGAAATCGGTTTCCTTATCGAGCCATTCGAGGATAGCAGGGATCCCTTCGCGCCCGGTACCTTGGAGGATCTCGGTAAACATAGCCTTCTGCGAGGCCATGAAGGCGAGGCGGAATGTATTGAGACGGTGGAACTTTGGCGGATCGTCGACTGCGAGTTGCGCCAGTTCTGCGGGAGAGATGTTGAGGTCAAGGGGTATAAATTCGGGTTCCTGTACCTGCTGCTCCTTTTTGACATCATTTCCGGTCTCGAACCCGGCTACCTTGGCACGCTCTGCGGTATCGTTGACGCCCGGGTTAATCGGGGGCTTTGTAACAGTTCCGCCTGCGGGACGGTCAAGCCCGAATGACTTGATAACCTTCCCTGCTTTGGTCTCGACGTACGTGAGACCCACATGATCGCCGGGCCGCGCGGGGGACCGTGAAGATGCAAGCATCTTGAGGAGATCAAGATCTGCAGAGTATTTTTCGGCGGTTTTCTGGCCGTCCGAGATAACGCGGATCTGGCCGTTGCTGATGCCGTCGAAGATACCGAGCACCGGGGGGCTCTCCTTGGGTGCTTCTGCCGTATCCTGGGTTGCCGGTTTTGCCGGCGGGGTTGCGGATTCCTCTGCGGTGCCGCGCATCGACGTGAGCGCGCCGTTTTGGTAGAACACCACGACGGAACTCCCCACGGGATACTTCTGCCTGAGCCAGTTCTTATCCTGCTTGACGAATACCGGTTTGTGGCCGGCCAGAATGACGTTGAAGTTGCCGTTAAGGTTCTCCTGCCATTCTTCGATTTTGCCTGAGATTTGCGTGATAATAATCAACTCCTGCTCAATTCATTTACCGCCTTTTTATAGTTTACCATGATTTAGTGCACCTGCTCGCAATTTTTGAGATGGGAAATCACCCACTTGTCGATCTTGGTTTTCATCTCTTCGCGGGCTTTTTCTCGATCCTTTTTTGAGGCGGCGGCGGCGTCGGCGGCGGCGGCGGCGGCGGCGTGGGCGGCGTAGGCGGCGGCGGCGGCGGCGTGGGCGGCGTCGGCGG